ATGGCAAAGCCGAAAGCTTCTGGACCATCACCGGCGACACGGCAGCGCTACGATCTGTTCATCGCCGAGTATTTGAAGGATCGGAACGCATCGCGCGCCGCGAAGGCGGCTGGCTATTCGGAGAATTCACGCGGGATCACCGGCCACAAGCTGCTAAAGGTTGCATATGTCGCCGAGCGTGTCGCCGAGAAGGCTGCACAGATCGTTGAGAAGGCCGAGATCGAGGCCGAAGACATCCTTCGCCTGAACTGGAAGAAGGCCACCGCAGACGTCAATTCCCTGATCCAGGTGCGTCGTGGTGCCTGCCGGTTCTGTCATGGCCGAGATCACGGCTATCAGTGGCGTACACTGCGCGAGTATCAAGAAGCCTACATCGAGGCCGCGGCAACCTACTACCCCGGTGACAACGCCTCTGATCGGCGCACAGCGGCCTTCGAACACCTGCAGGCCGTCAAGCTCAAGGATCTTGCCGCCTTCGCCGCCCAGACACCCGGCATGCCGTCGTTTCATGGCGGTGTTGGATATCGGTCAAAGGCTGATCCACATCCCGATTGTCCCGAGTGTGAAGGTGACGGCGTCTCGTACACGCATATCCCGGACACAAGGACACTCAGCGAAGACGGTGCGGCACTCTACGAAGGCGCGGAGCAATCCAAGGACGGCACGATCAAGGTCAAGATTGCGGGCCGTGGAGACGCGCTGAACCGCGTGGCGCAGATCATGGGCCTCTACAAGGCGGATATCACAGTGGACCCCGGAGCGGGCTTCACATCGCTGCTGGAGGCCATCGGCGACGGCTCGATCGGCTTCACCCCGAAGGCGGGACAAATCCCGAAGAATGCGGCGCGTGTCCACAACCTCGATGACGACGAGGGACCGGACCCGTGAAGCAGCCGCCGAAGATCGAACCCAAAGCCACCTCGCGCACCGAGTTGACGCCTGCGGACGTGGACGAGGACTTTGTGCCCCAGGACGATTGGGAACTGGTGGAGCTTGCGCTCAAGTCGTGGACGTGGCGCATATTCAGCGGTCGGCTCTACAAGATCATGACCAAGGACGACGAAACCCAAGAGGGTGCAGTCGTTCCGTTCAAGCCGAACGATCCCCAGCGGGATTTCCTCGCCTCGATCCATTACCGCAACATCATCCTGAAAGCCCGTCAGATGGGGTTCACGACCGTGATCGCCATCGTCTGGCTGGATCACTCCCTGTTCGTGGCAAACCAGCGATGCGGGATCATTGCCCACAACCTCGAAGACGCCGAGAAGATATTCGCCGACAAGGTCCGCTTCGCCTACGACAACCTGCCTGACATCCTCAAGGAGCGCATGCCGCTCAAGTCAGCCACCACCAAGCAGCTGACATTCGCCCACAACAACAGCGCCATCCGCGTGGCCACGTCCATGCGATCCGGAACGATCCACCGCCTGCACGTCTCAGAAATGGGCAAGATCGCCATCAAATACCCCGAAAAGGCGCGCGAGATCATATCCGGCTCGTTCCCGGCTGTGCCACAGACCGGCATTGCGGTCATGGAAAGCACCGCAGAGGGAAAGGCCGGCGCCTTCTTCGACTATGCGACCCGCGCCGAGAAGCGATCCTACATCCCCAAGCCGCTCGCCAACAAGGAATGGGCCTTCCACTTCTACGCGTGGTGGCAGATGCCCGAATACCGTGCCGATCCGGACCACTACGAGGTCTTGCCCGAGGAACACCTCTACTTCGACAAGATCGAGGTGGAGATGAATACCCGCCTCGATATGTGGCAGCGCGCTTGGTACGTCATGACGCGCGACGAGGAATTCGCAGGGGATGCCCCGCTGATGTGGCGCGAGCATCCATCGACGCCCACCGAGTGCTGGCAGCAGAGCCTGGAGGGTACGTATTTCGGGCCACAGGTCGCGCTCCTGCGCTCAAAAGGGCAGATCACCGACATTCCGCACGTCACCGGCGTGCTGGTTCACACCTTCTGGGACATCGGCGCGCGCGACGGGACCGCCATCTGGTGCATGCAGTACCTGGGCGGATGGAAACGGTTCATCAACTTCTTCGAGGACTGGTCCAAGGGCTACGAGCATTACATCAAGATGCTGCGCCAGACCGGGTATCTGTTCGGCACGCATTACCTGCCACATGACGCCATTCAGGAGCGCCCCGGCCAAGTCGTGGTGGAGACACCGCTCGACAAGCTTCAGGAACTGGCCCCGGAGTGGAATTTCCACATCGTTCCGCGCGTTCAGGATCTGCAGCACGGCATCAACGCCACGCGCGCCATGCTGCCATCGTGCAAATTCGACCAGACCAACTGCGAAGCAGGGCTCGATCACATCGAGCGCTATCACAAGAAGCTGTCTCGCACGACCGGCCAGTGGCTGGACACGCCCGAGAAGAACGATGGCCATTCAGAAGCCGCCGATGCCCTGCGCCAGTGCGCCCAAGGGTTCGATCCCGATCTCATTCACCAACATGCAAGCCGCAGCGTGCAGCGCAGCACCGCGGAATTAGGAGGCCTTGTCGTATGACCGACACCGTTCAAACCGTCCTCGACCTACGCCTGTCCCTCAAGGAACATGCGCGCGGTGATCTGATCATCATCCAGACATGGTATCTCGACGAGACCAAGCAGCCCTGCCTTGTGATCCTGCCCCGGCAGGCATACCGCGCCCAGGGTCGCGTCATTCCCTGCATCGTGCTGCAATCCAGCGCGTGGCGCTGGGACGAGGTGACGGGCGATCCCGTCTATGCCTTCGACAACGCGCGCGCCTTCGCCAGAACCCTCGGGTTCAACGACAACGACCCCATGACGATCTTCCACATCACCCAAGCGGTGCAGGGCCTTCTGGGCGATCTGGTCCTGCAGATGCCCTACGAGCGCTACGCGGCGCTTGAGGGCGTGGCCGATGTCACCATCACAGACACCGACGGGAAGACCCGGCATCAGGAGGTCAAGGACTATGTTCACTGATCACGACGAGGACAACGCCGCCTACAAGGGTCACATCGTCAACTCGAAAGCCCGCGACACCGACCCGATGAACCGCATCGAGGTCACCGGCATCGACACGAAGGTGGTGAAGGCCGACAAGCTGGACACACCCGACAAGAGCCGCATCTTCCGCAACCTTCTGGGCTATTTCCGCCACGAAATTCAGGTGCAGGCCGCCAATCGTGGCGAAATGGCGCGCGACGAGGATTTCTACGACAACGACCAGTGGACCGACCAGGAGCGCAACATCCTCATGCGCCGCGGTCAACAGCCGCTGGTGTTCAACGTCATTTCCACAACCATCAACTGGATGCTGGGCACGCAGCGCCGGACCCGCACCGATCACAAGATCCTGCCCCGCCGCAAGGAAGGCGCGAAGGATGCCGAGCGCAAGACCAAGATCATCAAGTACATCGACGATGTGAACCGGTCCGGGTTCCACGTCTCGCGCGCCTTCAAGGATCAGATCGTCGCTGGCGTCGGCTGGATGGAGATCGGCGTGCAGGGCGAGGATGCAGGCGAGCCGATCTACAACCGGCATGAAAGCTGGCGCAACATCCTGAACGACAGTCTCGCCACCGAAATGGACAATTCCGACGCGAGGTACTTGTTCCGGACCAAGTGGGTCGATGCGGACATGACCACCATGCTCTTTCCCGGCGAGCGCAATGCGGACGTGATCGAGCGCGCGGTGTCCGAACACAGCAGCATGTTCCGGGGGCTGGATCATCAAAGCGATGAACACATGGACATGCAGGAGGAGCTTTATGACCTCTATCAGGTCAGCGAGATCGCCGATCGCGTGGCGCGCGACCGGGTTCGCCTGATCGAGTGCTGGTTCAAGCTGCCGACCGAGAGCCATTTCCTCAAGGGCGGGCAGTTTTCGGGCGAGTTGTTCGACGTTCGCTCCAACGGACACATGCGCGAGGTCGAGGCAAAGCGGGCTTCCGTGGTCAGCAAGGTCCGAATGCGCACGCATTACGCCATCTTCTGCGAGGCGGGCTTGCTCATGCTCGCGCCATCCCCCTACCGCCACAACAGGTTCCCGTTCACACCGGCATGGTGCTACCGCAAGGGCCGGGACAACCAGCCCTACGGCATGGTCCGGGCCATGCGCGACCCGCAGTCCGATCTGAACAAGCGCGCGGCCAAATCGCTGCAAATCCTGTCGACCAACCGCACCATCATGGACGATGGCGCCGTGCGCGACATGCGCCGGTACAAGGAGGAGGTCGCACGCCCCGACGCGATCATCGTCAAGAAGCGCGGCTATGATCTGCAGATACAGACCGACACCAACCTTGCCGCCGCGCATATGGAGTTGATGTCGCGCGCCGTCGATATGATCCAGCAGATCGGTGGTGTGACCGACGAGAACCTTGGACGCAAGACCAACGCCACCTCCGGCAAGGCCATCACGGCCCGCCAGGACCAAGGCGCGCTGGCAACAGCCTTCATCTTCGACAACCTGCGGCTCGCCCGTCAGGTGCATGGCGAGAAGAAGGTCAGCGTCATCGAGCAATTCATGACCGACGAGCGGGAATTCCGCATCACCAACATGCGCGGAGCGCCGGAATACGTGACGATCAACAAGATGCAGCCGGGACCGGACGACGACCCGGAGAAATGGGAGCCCAGCGACATCACCGAATTCAAGGCGGATTTCCTCGTCGAGGAAGACGAGTTTTCCGCCACGATCCGGCAGGCACAGGTCGAGGAACTCATGGCCTTGCTCACACAGCTTGCACAAACCGCCCCCGAGATCGCGCTATCGGTCCTCGATCTCGCGGTCGAGACGATGGACATCCCGCAGCGCGACGAGATCGTTGCACGTATCCGCAAGCTCAGTGGTCAGAAAGACCCGGACGAAGACGAGAACGCCGAGCCGACACCGGAGCAGATGGCCGAGCAGGAGGCAGAAGCCGCCGCGCAAGAACTGCAGAACCGCATGATGATGCTCGAACTGGCCGAGAAGGAGGCGAAGGTGGCGGAAACCCTCGCCCGAGCCCAGAAGGCAGGGGCCGACGTGGCAAAGATCGAGGCGGACATCGGGCGGCTCCTGAACGAGGTCAAGGGGTCCGCCATCGACGTGCAAATCCGCGCCCTCGATGCCGCAGAGCGCATCCTGTCCACCCCGGCAATAGCAGCCCCTGCAGATGAAATCCTGCGCAGCGTCGAGCCACCACCGCCGATGCCCGCACCGCCTGCGCCGGTCGAACAGCCCGCGCCGGTCGAACAGCCGCAACCACAACTCCAACCCCAGCAAGAGGAAATGATGCCATGAAATTCGAAAAAGCCCTGCCGTTGATGCGCAAGGGGACGTACATGACCCGCGAAGGCGACCCCCGCCGCGTCCGGGTCCGGGTCGCCGAACTGGATGGTGAGACCGTGTTCGTTGCCCGTGTCGGCAAAGCGGGCCCCCACGTCATCGGCATCACGGCGACGGAGGTCTTTGCGGAGGATTGGGAGGAATTTGACCTCGTGATCCAGCGTGACAAGGAGCAAACCGCGTCCACTGTCCGCCCAGCGGAAGGCGGTGCGCAATGAGCCGTGATATCGAAAGACACCCGAGATTGACGCAGGCCGATATCGACGCGCTCGTGCAGACGGTGTCCTACCACCGCGACCAGACCCTGACCGTTGCGATCGTCCACCTCACCAATGGCGCTGTTGTGACCGGTGAGAGCAACGTGATCCACCCGATCAACTATGACCGGGAGATCGGCGCAAAGATCGCCTTCGACAATGCCAAGGCAAAAATCTGGCAGCTGGAAGGCTACGCGATCAAGACCCGCGGCAAATAACGACACATCACACACGAAAGGGGCCACCCATGAGTAAATACACCGAGGAAGAACTCGAACTGTTGTCGGACGAGGAGCGCGAAGCCCTCGAAGAAGACATGGACGAGGATGACGAAGAACAGGATCTGGAAGAAGGCGAGGGCAGCGACGAAGATGGCGAAGATGAAGCGACAGATGCCGATGAAGCCGCAACCCCGCAGGAAGACCCTGCCGCCCAAGCTGACGACACTCCTGATCCGGATGCTGCGCAAGATGCGCCTCCCACAGCGCCCGTGGCGGAAATCCAAGCCGCGCAACAGACGATCGACGGGCTGAAAGGCGACAAGACCAAGCTGTTGGCCGATTACAACGACGGCGAGATCGACGAAGAAGAATTCCAGACCAAGCTGGAAGAGATCATCACCGGCATTTCCGACGCGTCGTCCACCCTGGGTGCGCTCAAGGCCCAGCAGGCCGACGCCGACAAGGCGTGGCACAACAGCGTGACATCGCACCTGCAGGCGTATCCCGAGATCGAGGCCAACCCGGCATGGTTCGCGGCCATGGATGCGCAGGTTGTCGCCCTGTCATCGCAACCGGCCTTTGCAAGCATGTCCTTCGACAAGCTCCTCAAGGCCGCGCACAGCACGGTTGCCGCCAGCGCTGATGCCATGGGCGTCTCAGGCTTCCCCGCGCTGCGTGTGGACCCCGGCAAGGCCACGCCACCACCAAAGCCCGCGACACCGGCCCAGAAGCAAAACAAGGGGCTGGGCGCCATCCCCGAGACCCTGCGGGACATTCCGGCCGCAGCCGCAACCGACCCCGACGAAAGCGAAGCCGCCGAGTTGGAGAAGCTGGACCCGGACGAGTACGAGGCTGCCTGGGCAATGATGACGGACGAGAAGCGCGAGCGTCTCCTTCGGTTCATGTAGGGGGCCTGTCATGACACACAGTCGCGTTGTTCGCTTGGTCAAGACCGGCGACGTCCTCTACATCGGGCCCGAGGTCGTGATCAAAGTGCTGCGCAACGGCTGTGGCATGAAACTGCACTGTCAGGCGAGCCGACACCTGACACTCGTTCACGAGAAAACGGACGGCCCAGCGGAAACGCGCGGGCCGTACTCGAACAGCTACACAAGCCCGGTCAACCGCGGCGATGTCCTCTATATCGGGCCCGAGGTGGTGGTGAAGCTGAAGAACCAGCCGAGCGACAGCGTCCGGCTGATCATCAGCGCCGACACACGGCTCCAGATACATCACCAGAAGCGTCCAGAGGCAGAAGACGCACCCGAGGTAGCAAGCAAGGTAGCCAACATGTAGTACCCCCTTCACCCGTGGGGGTACATGTGGTATAGATCAGCCCAATGCGTGGCATGATGTGCGCTTTCCCTAATCCGTTTGGAGGAAAAACACATGCCACGCACCGAAATCCCTTATGGTGATCCGAAGGCGCAAAAGCGTTGGTCTGCCGACCTCGCGGTCGATACCAACAAGAAGTCGTTCTTCACCCGCAAATTCGTGGGCAAGGGCGACAATTACGCGATCGAGATGAAAACCGAACTCGAAAAGGGTATCGGCGATCGCGTCAGCTTCGATCTCTCCGTGCAGCTGCGCGGCACACCGACCACCGGTGACAAGCGCCTCAAGGGCTCCGAGGAAAACCTGCGCTTCTACAGCGACGAGGTGATCGTCGATCAGGTCCGCAAGTCCGTGTCCGCCGGTGCCAAGATGGGCAACAAGCGCCAAGCGCACAACATGCGCACCGTCGCCAAGAACCGCCTGTCCGATTACTGGTCCCGCTACATCGACGAACTGATCATGATGTATCTCGCCGGTGCGCGCGGCATCAACCAGGACTTCGTCGAGCCGGACACCTACACCGGCCACGCCGGAAACCCGTTCCAGTCCCCCGACGCCAACCACATCATCTATGGTGGTGACGCAACCTCGAAATCCTCGATCGTTGCCGCCGACAAGATGACCAAGGTCGTGATCGAGCGCGCGGCAACGCATGCCTCGATGCTGCAGGCTCAGGATCCGGAGCAGGCCAACATGATGCCGCTCACCATCGACGGTGAGGAGCATTACGTGCTGCTGATGAACCCGTGGCAGGCATACGACCTGCGCAACGACGTCGGCGCGCAGTCGTGGTTCGAGATCAACAAGGCCGCAGCCGCCGCAGAGGGTTCGAAGAACCGCATCTTCAAGGCGTCCCTGGGCATGATCGCCAACGTCGTCCTGCACCAGCACCGCAACGTGATCCGGTTCAACGACTATGGTGTCGGCACCAACGTGGCCGCCGCGCGTGCGATCTTCATGGGTCGTCAGGCTGCCGTTGTGGCCTATGGCGTGCCGGAGGGGGCCAACGGTCGCTTCTCGTGGGTCGAGGAAACCGACGATTACGGCAACGAGGCGTCCTGCGCGGCAGGCACGATTGTGGGTGCGAAGAAGACCAAATTCAACGGGTCTGACTTTGGCCTTCTCAGCGTCGACACAGCCGCCGCTGCACCGTGAACCAAGGGCCGGGGTCCAGCCCCGGCCTTTCTCACTCCACACCCATTGAAGGACACACCCCATGTTGTTTCAAACCAAAGCAGTGAAAAGCCGCCGCGGCTATCCCGCCACCGGCTACCAGGTCGGTCAGGTCATGGCCGCCGTCTACGAACACACGTTCGATGCCAACTTCACTGCCGCCTCCGACATCCTCGAAATCGGCCTCCTGCCATCCGGTGCCAAGCCGGTGCAGGCAACGCTGATCTCCGGCGCGCTGGGTTCCGGCGTCACTGCCACCCTGTCGCTGATGACCGGCATCGCAAGCGAGCCTGATCAGACCCGTGTGGCCGAGACGGACATTCAGGCAACCATCGCCGCACACAGCGTTTCAACCCCGCTCAGCGTCGACGCCCTGACCGATGTCGCAGTGGAAGAAAAGCACCGCGGCCTTGGCCTCGAATTTTCGGCAGATATCACGGCTGGCGCCACCAAGACCGTCAAGCTCGTGATCTTCTACGTCTTCTAAGCGGATGGGCGTTCGCGCCCACCCGGCCCCCTTTGACATCCCGCATCAAGGAGCCACCACATGCAAATCCACTGCACCATCGCCACGAAGGACCGCGAGGTTGATATCGACGGCACCAAATACCTGTTCACAGCCAACGCCCAGGGCGACTATGTCGCCGAGGTGAAGAAGGCGCACGCCGCCAAGATGCTGGCCGTGCCCGAAGCATTCACGCTCTACGGCTTCGACGATGAAGACGAGGAGCCCGCAAAGACGCAAGAGCCCGTCAAGACGACCGCCACCGACCCGGACGCCGCGTCCCTTGAGGCGATCGAGCGCGCCAATGAAGCCGCCGCTGCACAAGCCATCGCCGACGCGAAGGCCAAGGCTGCCGCCGAGGCCGACGATTTCGAGGACGACGGCGCAGGCAAGGCCGAGGATGAAGACGAGGACGAGGCCGACGCGACACCCACGCTGGAAGAAATGCTGGGCGATCCGTCGCTGATCACTGTCGCCATCGTGGAAGCCGCCGAGGATGCCGAACTGGAATTCCTGTTCCAAGCCGCTATGGACCGCGCGCCCCATCCGAAGGCCAAAGCACCGAAAATCCGCGAAACGCTGATCGAAGAACTCAAGAAGCGCGCTGCGGCGTAAGACGAGGAAGCCATGGCCATCACCGCAAGAGAGGTCTTGGAGGACGCAATCACGATCCTGCAAGACCCAAGCAATGTACGCTGGCCTCTCCCCGAGCTTCGCAATGCCCTGAATTCAGGCTTGCGGGCCATGGCGACACTACAGCCGAGATCGACATCCAAGACACAGACCCTGACGCTTGTTCAGGGCACGCAGCAGGCGCTTCCGGCAGGGGTTCACCTGATCCTGCGCGTCGTGCGCAACGTGAACGGACCCGAGATATCCCCGATCGACCGTGACACGCTGGATCACCTGATCCCCGACTGGCACGACACGACCGTCATGCCCTATGGCAAGATGGTGCAGCACCTGATCACCGACGCGTCCGATCCGGAGGTCTTCTGGGTTTTTCCCGGCAACGATGCCACCGGCCAGATCATCTGTCAGGTTTCCAAGATGCCGACCATGGTCGATACCGGGCAAGCCTCGGAAACCGCCATCGCCTCCTACGAGGATATCGTGCTGGACGTGGCCGACACCTATTTCAACGCGCTGGTAAACTACGTTCTCTACAAGGCGTTCAGCAAGGATATCCAGATGGCGGGCAATGCCAACCGTGCCGCCGCCTACCTTGCGCAATTCAATCAGGATCTGGGCATCACCCGCGCCGCCAATGTGGCCGATGGCGCGAACGCGAAAGGCGTCGCATCATGAGCATGGTCCCACTTCTGCAGTTTCAGCATCTGGTCCGTGTTCATGTGCCGAAAGCACCTGTTCCGATGATCGAGCAAACCCTGCGCCTCGCAGCGATCGAGTTTTGCGAGAAAACCCGCGCATGGCGGCAAATATCCACCGTGACCCTGTCCCGGCAAGGGCAGGCCATTGTCGCGCCCAGCTTCGCGTCCATCTTCGAGATCGAGAACGCGACATGGGGCGAAGGCGTCGAACTGACGCCCACGCAGTATTCCGATGTCTCACAGGCGGAATTCATCGAGAACGCCACGCCGGAATACATCACCCAGGTCAACCCGGACACGGTCAGCGTGGTGCCCTTCCAGGAAGGCAAGCTCGTCCTGTCCGTTTTCCTGCGCCCGCGCCATGACAGGGAATTCGAGACAAACGACAAGGGCCTGCCGGAGGACATTTACGCCCGCGTACCCGCATTCCTCTACACCCAGCACGCCGAGGCGATCTCGTTCGGCGCGCTCTACCGGCTGTTCCTCATGCCGGGGAAGGAGTGGACCAGCCCGGAGCTTGCCGCCTACTACCGCGGTGCATTCACCGACGCCTGCGACAGCCATTTCACGTCCAATGTCGAGGGCCAGCACAACGCGCCCTTGCGCGCCGATGCCCAATGGTTCTGATGGAGGCCCCAGATGCGCTTGGCGTTCCAAACCTTCAAGGGTGAAATCCCCCGGCTGAACCCGCGTCTGCTGCCGGAAGGCGCCGCCCAGACCGCGATCAACTGCGAATTCGCATCCGGTTCCCTTGAGCCCCTCCGCGCCGATGTCGTAGCCAATGCAGGCACAGGCATCGTGGACTTCTACAACCACAACGGCACATTTCTGACCTTCTCCAAGCGTACCAGCGTGGCCCCCGGACCTGTCGCAACAGATCGCATTTACATCATGGCGAACGGTGAAGCCCCTAAAATGCGCATAATGCCTGCCGGGACCGAATATCCGCTCGCCCTGCCAACACCAACCGCACCGGCCACTGTGTCGATCGAGGTCGCCGCCACGCCGAACGAACCCACATACCAGACCGATCAGCTAGGCGATCCTGTTCTCGATGCCAACGACAACCCCATTGTTCTGGTCGAGGCATCGCCGCTGCCACTGGATACAATGGTTTTTGTCTACACATGGGTGTCAATCTTCGACGAAGAAAGCCTGCCCTCTCCGGTGTCGTACCCTATTGATGTGACTGAAGGCTCTACAATTCGGCTTGCCTTCCCCGACAGCGCGCCGGTGGCATCACGCGTCAACCGCAAACGGGTGTATCGGTCCATCACATCCGCGACCGGCACAACCGATTACTTTTTCATCAAGGAACTCAACGCGGCGTCCGGCGCCTATGTTTACGATCCCGCCGTCGATCTGCCGCAAGAGGTTCTGCCCAGCACGTTCTACGATCCACCCGTATCCGGCCTGGAAGGGCTGACAGCCATGAACAATGGCATGATGGCCGCGTTCAAGGGCAAGGATCTGTATTTTTGCGAGCCTTACCAGCCGCACGCATGGCCCGCTGCCTATTCGCTCAAGACGGATTTTCCCATCGTCGGGCTTGCCGCGTTCGGCAACGCACTGGCGGTCCTGACCACTGGACAGCCGCATATCTGCAACGGCACAGCCCCGGAAAACATGATCATGGACCGGCTGGAGATCAACGCGCCCTGCGTCTCTGCCGCCTCGATCGTCGATATGGGCTATTCGGCACTCTATGCCACCAATGACGGCATTGCCTCGATCAGCACGGGCGGCGCGGAGATCGTCACACGCAACCTGTTCACGCGCGAGCAGTGGCGCGCCATGGCGCCGGCCAATGTGTCAGCAGGGCATTACGATGGGGCCTATGTCTTCACCTATACGGACGGTGAGGACGCCCGCACCGGCATGCTGCAGTTTTCCGAAGGCCCGTTCTTCGTCACCACCGACACCGTTGCATCCGTCCTGCGGCACGATCTGACGTCCGGCGATCTCTACTATGCGACGGCGGCGGGCATCATGGAGTTCGATCTGGCATCGGGGGCATACCGTGCGCTGACGTGGCGCTCCAAGCTCTATGACGTCCTGTCCTACACCCCCTTCGCCGTCTTGCTGGTCGAAGGCGAAGCACTGGACGAAACGCCCGCCTTTTCCGCCAAGGTCTACAGGGACGGCGCACTGTTCCACACCATCACCGCGCTCAACAGCCCCGAACGCCTGCCCGCTGGTCTGGGCCGAACATGGGAGTTGGAGATCACCGGCAAGGTGCGCGTGACGCGCGCGGTCATGGCCGGGTCCGTCGAGGAGATCATGGAGTGAGCGTTCCAAGCCGGACACAGCAGGACGTCGAGATCCTTTCCGGACGGCGCGGCCCGGAAGGCGAGCGCGCCGTCCGGCTCAAGGAGTTGCGCGCGCTTGATCAGCGCGCCAACGCCTTGGCAGGGGCGCTGCAGCGGGAAATTGCAGATGCGGGTATTCCCAGCATCCGGGAAAAGATCGAGGCGATCCGGGCGTTTATCTATAATACCCTCACCTATGTCGACAACGAGGTTGATCTCGCACGTAATGATCTGCAGGCGCTGATTGACGCTCAAGGCGTGACGATTATCGACATTCAGGGCGATGTTGCAGGCAACGCGGCGGGTATCACGCTGGAGGCGGCCGCGCGCGCTGCAGAGGACACAGCCCTCGCTGGGCAGATCACCACCATCTCCACTGAAGTTACAGCCAACTCGTCTGCTCTCACCATTGAACAGCTTGCGCGCACGGATGCCGATGTGGCGCTGGCAGCCGATATAACCACGCTGGAAGCCAACTTTGCCGCAGCAAATGCCTCACTGACCCAGCAAGGTCAGGTCTTGACAACGCTGGAGGGATACGCCGCCGCCACCTATGTATTGCGAGCCGCAGCGGGCGGCGCCTCCGCTGGTTTGGAAATCGTGGCCGCCGACGATCCGGTATCAGGAGCCGCGTCCGCCTTGCGCTTCTATGCTGACGACATCTTGCTGGATGGCTCCGTGACCGCACTCCACATTGATGTCGAGAGCTTGGCTGCAGACACCATATTCACACATTTTCTCACCGTCGCAGGCAGCGCCTTCATGAACGATCTGGAGGTCAACACTCTCCAAATCAAAGGAAACGCTGTAACAATCCCGGTGGCGCAAACGATCACCACCAACACGAGCGGAAGCGGTTCGTACAAGGAAATCCAGTGGCTCAACCATACACTCGATTTTGCTGGTGAAATACTGGTCATCTGGAACGGTGCGGCATCCTACGCAACTGGTGACACATCGACAGCCTATCAAATTAGGATAGATGGCAGCCCTGTTGTCACGCGCGGTGGCCTCTTTGCCAACGACTACCCCACAATCATGTACTCCGGCTCGTTTCCCGCTGGCACGCGCCGAATAGCAATATGGTTTTCAGCAAACTCGACCGTCACAGTGTCAAGTCGCACCTTGTCAATTCTGGGGGTCAAAAGATGAGGTATGTCCTTTACCGCAGATCGGACGGGCAAATCATTGGCCATGGGACCGCGCAAAGCGACGATCTTTCCGCAATAGAAGACGACACGATGGCTGCACTATTTGTTGACACTCTTCCCGAGCAGGACAGCAAGGTGGTCGATGGGGTGATTGTGCCTCTCAGTGAGATCGAGAAAGAAGACCTCAACTTTCCGTCCCGCAAGTCGCAAGCCCAAGCTGAGGTTGAGAGCCATGTTGCGCAGTTCCGTAAAAGCGTTGCCACGTCACTTCCGTTCCAAGATCAGGCCTACATCAACAAGCGCGCCGAGGCCGCAGCCTACCTTGCCGACACGTCGCAGCCTGTCAGCGACTTCCCTATGCTTCAGCAGATTTCAGCGTTACGCGCCATGAGCGCGGCTGATCTCGCCGACCTCTGGTTGACAACCAATACGGCGTGGGCGCCGATCTTGAATAATTCTGAGATCTATCGCGAAAAAGCGAAGTTGGCCGTTGGTGCCGCCACAACCATCGCTGACGTGGAGGCGGCGCTGGTCCAACTGCGCGCCGATCTGATGTCGATACCTGTTCCATGAAGCCACGACCTGACTGGAGCCGCGCGCGTCTCTGTGTTATGATTTGACCAACCAGCGTGGCATGATGTGCGCTTTCCGACACTCGGGGACACTCATGCCGCTGCGATACACCATGCAGGATCAAGGTACCTTGCTCGCCTGGGCCGCGCCCCGGTGTGGCATTGCTGGTCTTGAATTCCCTGATCTGTCCATCGCGCTGGGCGCTTATGATGCACAGACCGGCGATATCCGCGCCGTGGCAATCTATGTCCCGCTCTACGAGGGCGAGGTTGATTGCCACTTTGCCTCGGACGGCTCGCGCGGATGGGCGCGCCGCGAGGGCTTGCGCGAAATGTTCGCCTATCCGTTCTTCCGCATGAATGCGCGCCGCATCCAGACCACCGTTGCAGCGCATGACCTCGATACGCTTGTGCTGTGCATCAAGACCGGCTGGCAGATCGAGGGCCGGGTGCGTGCCGCCATGCCGGGTGACGACGGCATTCTGTTGACCATGCTACGTGGCGAATGCCCGTGGCTCGATGAAGGAGCATAACCATGGGCGGCAAAAGCGCACCGAAGCCTGATCCCGCGATGGGACAAGCCGCAATCCTGTCTGCGGAAACCGGCCAGCAGCTTCTGGACATGATGAAGGGGCAAGCGGATATCTCGAACCGCTGGGCCGAGGAGGACCGCGCGCGGGCGCAGACGACGTTCCAGCCGATCGAGGACGCCTACATTGCCCGTGCCATGTCCGGCCCGGACTATTCCAAGGTCGAAGGCGATGTGCGCCGCTCCGTCGCGGATGTGGCGATGCAGTTCGATGGTGCGCAGGGGCAGGCTGACCGACGCAACGCCGCCATGGGTGTGAACCCCGCATCCGGACGTGCCCTTTCCATGCGTCGATCGTCGGAACTGGCCGAAGCCGCGGCAAGGGCAGGGGCGGGCAACAACACCCGCCTGCAATCGCGCGCCGCCGCCGAGGCCGAGAGTGAAGGCCGGATGGCGAACGTCCTCAACATTGGCCGGTCCATGGCCGTGAACCCGGCAACATCGCTGGGCATGGGGTCCAACGCCATGCAGGCAGGTGGACAAGGCGCGATGCAAGGGTACAACCAGCAGGCCAACATCCTTAGCGCGGAACACGGGCAGCGCATGCAGTCGTGGCAGGCCAACCAGAACTCCATGATGGGCACCCTGGGCGGTATCGGTCAGCTTGTGGGTGCGGGTGTGTCGTTGTTCTCGTCCAAGGACATGAAGACCGACAAGAAGCCGGTGAAGCGCTCCATGCTCGATGCCGTCAAGAAGATGCCGGTCGAGGAATGGACCTACAAGCCCGGTGTGGCGGATGAAGGCCGTCACATTGGGCCCTATGCGCAGGACTTCCAGGCCGCCACCGGCAAGGGCGACGGCGAGACAATCCCACTGCAGGACATGATGGGCGTCACCCTTGCCGCGATCCAGGAACTGGCCGCAAAGGTCGACCAGATGCAGGGGGCCGCCTGATGTCTGGCTTTGGAGCATTTGCCAGCGGAATGGCAGGCGGCATTCATGGGGGCCTCTCCATGAAACGCCGCAAGGAAGAATTGGACCTGATGCGCGATCTCGCTGTAGATCGACGCGACGAGCGGCGCGCGGCACTTGAGGCGGGTTCCCTTGCGCCTGCCGCGCAGTCCGGCGGGACCGGGGGTGCGGGACAGCCCCGGTCCATGCGGGCCGTCGCGGCGTGGGATGGTCCCGTTCCGGTGGACTTCTCGCAATACGAGGCGCAATACGAACTGCCATCGGGATACCTGCAGCGCACTGCCCAGCTTGAAAGCAGCATGGGCCGCAACATGAAGAACCCGAACAGCAGCGCAACCGGGCCGTTCCAATTCATCAAAAGCACGGCAAAGCAGTACGGCTTGACCGATCCCATGGACTGGACGCAATCGACCGATGCCGCATCCCGTCTTGCCCGAGACAATTCCGCAACCCTCACACGCGCGCTGGGCCGTGCGCCAACCGCTGCAGAACTGTATCTCGCCCACCAGCAGGGCGGGGGTGGTGCCGCGCAGTTGCTGGCAAACCCAACCGCGCCTGCGGCCTCGATCGTCGGCAAGGAGGCCGTGCGCCTCAATGGCGGCAGTCTCGACATGACCGCGCAGGAATTCGCCGGTCTGTGGCTCAACAAGTTTGGCGGTCCGACACCATCACGGGCGCCGACACAATCGCAGCCCGCGCCTCAACAAACCCCGCCCATGCCCGCCGATACCAGACCGCGCAGCATGACGGCCTATGCGAACCTGAACGGAGGCCCACAATGAGCGGCATCGGAGCAATCATCGACGGCGCATTCAAAGGCTATTCCTTTGGCGAAGCCGTCAAGGACAAGAAGGCCGCGCGCAAAATCCGGGACGAGGAACTGGAGTGGGCGCGCGAGGACCGGGATTATCTCAAGACGAAGCGCGGCTGGGAAGCGGAGGACCGCGACGTTACTGTCGCCGAGCGCAATCGCCAGATCGCCGCGCGTGACGAAGCAGAGCGTGTTCACCGGGAGGCATACGAGACCGCCCAGGACGAACACGCCACCCGTGGCGCACCTAACCCGGCAGAACTGCCCGGTGTGACGGCTGCGCCCGTGGCCCCAGCGGCACCGGGAGGGACAAGCCCCAACCCCAACCAGCCGCTGGGGCGTTCCATGCGCGCAGCGCCCGCACCAGCAGCCCCGCGCACCGGCCCTGCACCCATGGCCCCACCCAGCGCCACACCCGATACAGCGCCGCGCTCCATGGCCCCCGGCGTGGTGTCCACACGATCCGCGCCGACGCAGCCCGCACCGATGCAGCCCGCTCCGGACCAAATCCCGCAATCGTTCCTGAATGACCCGACAATTCAGGAGCGCTTGGCGCAGTCCACCATCCCGGCAGATCGTGTCTGGGCGCATATGAACGAGGAAACCAAGCAGGCATGGCGCGACAAGGACGCGAGGAGGCAGACACCCCAAACCCCGGCGCAACCTATCGTGCCTCGCAGTATGACGCCTCCAGCGCCCACCGACCCCAACTCAGGCCCGACTTTGGGGGCAGCGCCAGCGCTGGATGCCGCGCCCGTGATCGGGCAGGGGGCGGACCCGCGTCCCCGCACCTCTGCATCCCCCACAGCCCCGGCTGCGCCGCCGTACCAGCCGTCCAAGTCCTCGTCGGTGAGAGAGGTCAACCCCGAAGCAAGCGCGTTCATGCAGGACATCCAAAGACTCATGCGCAACGGCGATATAGAGGGAGCTTTGAGTAAAATTGAGGTTGGGCTCGCGACAGGGAAGTATGGCCCTGCTGCAAGCCCGCTGGCACGAACCGCTGGCGCTGTTGGTGATTACTTTACGAAGTCCCCCTCGGAAGGTGCGGCTGCGTCCGATGCGCGCCGCCTCTCCGCGTCCGCCCTGAGATGGTATCAAAGCCCCGATGCCAAGGAGTTTTTCAGCCAGAACCCGCAAGCGCTGGCGTCTGCCGCCCAGGACCCGGTTGGCTTCTTGCAGCAATTGGCGTCAGGGCAGATGCCCGAGCAGTCCAGCGGCATTCCCGTCGACCCACCAAGCCAAGCCCCGGCGCAGCCCACGCAGCCACGTCCAGCACAAGCGCCGTCAGGCGGCGCACCGTCCGCCCCGCCGCAACCTGTCGCGCCAAGCGGGCCGCAGCGCACCATGCGGCAAACGCCGCCCTCTGCACTGCCCAGCAATGACGTGATCGAGCAAGAAGCCGCCGCCCGGTCCGAGGATCCCAATGTGGAAGCCTCACGCGCCGCGACCGTCAAGACCATGAAGACGCCCGACATAACCAAGTCCCGCGCCGCTGACAGCTTCCTCGACACCTATCGCCGCGTGGCCGTGCCGCAGATCATCGACCACTATCTGAAAACCGGCGATATCGACAAGGCGCGCAGCTTTGAGCAGTGGGTGGAGACGTCAGAGGCGCAGCATCTGCAAAAGGACTTCGGTCGCCTGACCTATTCGCTCGCCATCGGCGATCTGAACGCCTCCCTCGATCACCTGACGGAGATGTATGAGAGCATCAACGACGGCTACTCCGTCAATCGAGGCGAAAGCCGGTTCGAGACCTACGAGAACGGGCAACCGTCCCGGCTGGTGGTCGTGGTCGAAGATGCCGAGGGCAACAAGTTTGATTGGGTCGTGGAGGATCAGGGTGATCTTGCCGCCCAAGTGCTGGGTCTGGTCAACCCACAAGCAGCGCACCAGTACCTGCTGGAGCGCAACGAGGCCGCAGTGGCCGCCCGTGCCGCCAACTCCAAATCCATCAAGCCCGCGCCGATCGACCGGAAAGAGGTCACGAGCGAGGTCAAACGCATCAAGGACGATCTCATCGAGATGCAGGGGCAGGCAGCCGTAAGCGGGCAGCAATTCCAGATGCCGTCTGATGCCGAGATCGAGCAGATGGCCGTCGAGAACCTGCGCGCCCGAGACGCCGCAATCTCGGGAAGCGGCAACCGCTCATATCAGCCCAACGGAACGCCCGTGCCCGATTGGGTGCCGGGATCCTGATGAAGCCCCCGGCACCTGGTGACAGGGTGGCCGCTAGATGGCCTCCTTTGCCAGCTTCGAAAGCCCCTTCGGGGTGATGCGCACCTGCTCCGTGATTTTCTCGGTCCCGTCGCCGCGCGTGACCGTCGTGGTCTTGTGCTCCAGCAGCCCTTGATTGCACTTGGTCTGATACCCCAGCCAGGGACCACTTCCGGCGCGCTTGTATGTCCAGCCGTTTTGCGAAAGCCAAGTGAACAGGTCTCTCGGCCTCATTTCGAGTGCCTTTGCGGCCTCGGTTATGCTGAGTGACCCGTCCGCCTTGGTCAGGCGCTCATGCGCCATGACATCCTCGTGCATCAACGCGATCTCTGCGCGCTGGGCCTTGTTCCGCTCCACCTGATCCGCCCACGCGCGTGCCGCAGCAGCAGGGTCCGAAAAGTCAGGCAGCGCGCCGCGCTCGCGCTCAAGCTCCTCCAGCCGCTTCACAACCTTGTAGCGCAGGTCAGCACGGTACCCCGTGATCAGCGTCACCGTCAGGTCCTTCGGGAGGCGGAACTCCTTGCGCCACTCACCCTTGGCATCCTGATACTGAGCCTCGAAATCAACCGCCCCAAAGTTGGGGGCGTCGATATCTTGCATCATCTTCTCGATATCACGCAAAACGTGGTCATGTCGCTTGTCGCACAACTGAGCGATTTCGCGGGATGACATGGTCAGGCTGGTGTCGCTGGATGTCGTTGCAAGAATGTTCATTGGGCGAACCTCTCGATAACCCGGCGCGCCTCGGCAAGGATATCCATGCCACTGCCTGCGGCGTTGTCTGCAAAGTCCTGACCGTCACAGGTCAGAACAAGCAGCTTCACCAGAACATCCGTTGGGCTTTCGGCGAGTTCGATCAAAACCCGCTTCTCGATGGCGCGGAGGCCGCTAATCGCCAGTTCATAATCGGCATCGCTCAATGCCGCCGCCGAACCTGTAGCAAAGGCATGGTGGCGCTTCCATTCGCGGTACATGTAACTGATTGCCGTGTCGGCGAAGGAAACATGCGCCAAGCGTCCTCCCAAATTTACGTGTTCAAATTGCGCAGCAAGCGCTGTAGTCGTCGGCATAGCCATGGGCGATCTCCTTAAAGGGGTTGGATCGGTTGTGGTTAGGGCAGGGCAAGAGCTGATCCCTCTTGCCCTGTCCTCTTTATTCGTATATGCGATATATATGACATGTCAATAACGCATGTGCGATATATTCGAAAAGAGGATTGCAGTGCCGCGACCCCAAAAATTTCCGATCAAAAAGGTGGTTGGCTTTGACCAAGAGATGATGGACGCGATCGATAAATATCGCCGTGACCAAGAAGTCATTCCGAACATATCTGAAGCGATAAGAGAGCTGTTAAGTGCATCTCTACGAGATGAGGGGTACCTCCCAAAGTGAAATATATCGTTTTGACTTGACCTGAGTGCCGCATGCTCTCAACCATAACGTGAGAATTTCGGAGATCGGAAATGAGCCAGAAATTTTTGATTTTTGTCGCGATGGGCTTATCGGTAATTTCTAGCCCGTCTTGGGCTTGGGAGTTTAGATATCATAAAGCGGAGCGCGCTGGGGAAGCGTCTGCATGTACGGCATCCGACGATTACAATGATGGGTGGTTTAGCGTTCGGCTGTTCGGTGAGGAAATGGACTTTATTCTATACCATGAGGATCTAACTTTACCTTTCAGCACCGTGCTCGGGACCGTGTCATTTTCAATTGGAGGCCGTTTTTTTATTCTTGACGCTCAAACTGTCTCCCGCGCCCGTACCGACCTAAGCTCCACTTCTCAAACGATGTACTTGACGCCCAGGCGTGCGGACTATGAGGCTCTTTTTGATGCACTCGTGCGTGGCGGGGAATTAAACGTGGGGCTTCCAAATGGCGATGGTTATCGCATCGATTTAATAGGTAGCGCCCGCGCGTTGCGCCAAGCGTCGGAATGCTGGAAGCAACTTCCTACTGGGAGGTTCAATAATAATCCTTTTCAGGAAAAGGAATTCAATAATCCTTTCTCTAAGCCCTCCGAGGTGAAACCAAACAATCCTTTCAGAGAACTTTAACGCCGCACTGGCGGCTCGAAAAAGGAATATATTTAGATGAACCCTGCAGACGAACTTATCTACATCGCCGTGACTGGCGTGGTCGTGTATGTTGTCGCGATCATTCTTTGGAGGGGGTCAAAGGCTGCGGCCCGCAAGGTAAACCCGGCGCTTGATGACAGTGAGGCCGGATTTGTTCTGGGCTCTTTCATGGTGGCCATGGCCTACGCGGTATTGCCCGGTGGCTTTATGATGCTGATCACAATGTCTTGGCCGCTTGCACTGGGCGCGTTTATCCTCGCTTCGCTCATACTGTGGTTTGCTATGTTCCGGAACGGCTGACACCTTCCGTCGAAGCCGCCTATCTGCTATAGCATTCGCCATGCTCTCGCATGACGCGTGGGGCCCATCATTTTCCCGGTGAGGTTCTACCATGCGGTCAATGCGCAACGTCTTCTCCCTTGATCCCGTTGATGCAGAGGCGCAGCGCACCGCGCAGCCAAAGCCCGCACCGGAGCCGACGTTCCAGCGACCCGATGGCGGTTTCGACTATCTCGCGCTCTCCGCCGAGTACAAAGTCCCGCCGAACATCATCCGCGCCACAACCGAATTGGGCGGCGTCGATGGCAAGCAGGCCGCATCCGTTCTTGCCGATGCCATGAAGCGCTCCGGTGGCGATGTCCCCGCCGCCGTCAAGTCCATCCTGGGCGATGATGCAGCATCCCAGCAGCTTCTGGATCACGCCGCATCCCTCGCACAATTCCCGCCCGTCGAGCAAGGCCGCGTGGGGGCAGGCGATACGCCAAGCCGGAAGCCAAACGCTCTGGTCTCCGGTGCGGTGTCTTCAGTCGGGTCTGCGGCCGAGGCTTTGGGGTTTGATGAAACGGCTGACGCGCTGGGCGAGTATGCCGCGAGCAAGGCCCCGAAGGTCTCCAGCTACAAGGATGTTGACGGGTTTGGGGATGCTGTCCGTTACGTGGGTGGCTCTGTGCTGCAGTCACTTCCCGAGATGGCCGCTGTCGCGGCTGTCGGCGCGGGTGTGATCCTGTCCGGCGGCACGGCGCTGCTTGCAGGTGGAGCGGCGCTCGGGGCGTCTACACTGTTCAATGCAGGCCGCGCAGCAAGCAGGCAGGAAGAGGAAACCGACGACATCAGCTACGCGAAGGCATGGGGCGCTGGCCTCGCAATGGGTGCCTTGGATGCCATCGTCCCCGGCAAGGTTGGCGGCGCGATCGGCTCTGCATTCAGCGCCCGCGCCGCAGGGGCTGCTGCGGAGGCTGTGGCGCGGAAAAGCATAGGCAGGGATGTCCTCGAAGGGGCTGTTACCGAAGCCGCGACAGAATTGGGCCAATTCTTGATCGAGATCGGTCAGGCTGATCCTGAGCTTCTGCGCGTCATGGTAAACCCAACCCCGGAAGAACTTCAAAAATCAGACCAATTGCTGACCGAGGCAATCGACAGCGTATTGGCGGGCGGTGCAGCAGGTGGCGCGTTTGCTGGGGCGGGAAATCTCGCATCCCGTATGGCAGGCAAAGAGGATCCGGAAGATCCCACAGAGCCTGTGGTTGATACTGAAGGTGGTGACGACGCGCCGCCAATGCTTCCGCCGCCCCCGTTGGGATTGCCCGCACCTGATGGGGAGGCGGTCGCCCCCCAAGGTACAATCGAGCAGAGTGTGGTGGAGGGCGACCAAGAGCCCGAGGCAGGACAGATGCCTATGGGCGGACAGCCAAACACTACATCTGGTGTTGATTTGCCGCAAGCGCCTATTGATGGGGGTGTTCCCGAAAATGTAGCGCCCGCGCCCGATCTGTCGCGCCCGCCGATGGGGCCACTGTCCATGGCCGCATCCCGGATCGAGGTGCCGGCCAATTCTGCGCCGCCGCCCAAGTCCCGTGTGCGTGTCACAACGCCCGAAGGGGCCGATCTGGAAGCGGTGTTCGAAAGCGAGGACGCGGACGGCCTGAACCTGCACTTCAACAACTCGCCGTGGCGCATCCCCCGGAAGGACATTGAGGCCGGAACCGTCGCGGTCACGCCGATCGACCCTATCAGGGAGGACGTTGATCGCCGCACCGAGGAAGCCCGCAAGGAGATCGAGAAGGTAAAGCCCGTCGAGCCTGCAGCTGCGCAGGATGATGACATCCCCGATGACATGTTCCCGGTGCCGACGCCGGAGCAGGCATCCCCGCCCGTTAGCGGCGATCCCGGCACACTGGAACCGCAGGCCCGTGACGCAGCCGATCTGTCTGTGATCACCCGCGACGGCAAGCCGTTCAAGAACCCGGTCGCGGCACGCAAGCACATCGTTTCCATGGGCAAGAAGGTCGAGGAATACGACATCGAGAAGGCCGAGGGCTTTGGCTACATCGCCCGCCGCAAGGGGACTGTATCGGAGATCGAGGCTGCGGCCTTGGCAACCGAGGAAAATCCGACCGAGGCCCAGAAGGAGGCGGAAAATTATCGCACTGGAAAGGTCGGCTGGAAGGGGCTTCGCCTCTCGATCGAAAACCGAAAAGGCTCTGAGCGCAGCAAGAAGACGCCGGACGGTAAGACTGAATGGTCCGTCACCATGCCCGCGCATTATGGACGGATTTTGCGGACTACGGGGGCGGACGGAGACCACGTGGACTTCTACATGGGCGATCAGCCGGATGCGGAAGCCGTATGGGTCATTGACCAGGTGGATGCAGAAACCGGCACTTGGGACGAACATAAGGTCATGTTGGGCTTTGATGGCGCCGCACAGGCGCGTCAGACATACGAGGCCGGGTTCAGTGACGGGAAGGGCGCCCAGCGGCTTGGTGGCATCAAGAAAATGTCTCTCGTTCAATTCAAGACGTGGCTGAAGGATGGAGACACCACAAAGCCCTTGTCGCGAAAAGTATTGATGAATTCCGGCAAGGCGGATACGGTTTTTCCAGACAAAACCGGAGGGGCAGATGGGCGGGAAGCATCACGGTCACAGCAAGACGGTCGAGTATCGGATTTGGAAGGCGATCAAGACGCGATGCCTCAACCCGAACAGCTTGGCGCACAAGAACTACGGCGGTCGGGGAATAACGATACACCCATCCCTAGAGAACAGCTTTCTGGCATTTCTGGCAGAGGTCGGACCTCGGCCCAGCCCGAAGCACTCGATCGAACGGAGGAACAACAACAGGGGGTACGAGCCGGGCAACCTGATTTGGGCGACGAGGGCAGTGCAGGCAGTGAACAGGCGCAACAATCGGCTTCTGACCGTGAAAGGTCGGACGCAAACAATAAGCCAGTGGGCAGAGGAGACGGGGCTTACCCAGAGCGCGATCAGGCAGCGGCTCAGGCGCGGGGCAACGGAGGCCGAGGCAGTGCAGGCATCTCCGATGTCGCGCCCAGAACACCCTCAAAGTCGGAAGATAAAAATCGGCGGGAAGACAGAGAATATCAAGACTTGGGCCCGGATGTCGGGGATCGCCGCGTCGACAATCAGGGGCCGCCTAAAGTCGGGGTGGCCGCCAGAGAGACTGCTGGAAAGACCCCTCCCGAAATCGAAAGCACCACGGACGCCGGCGGGGACGTACGATCACCAGGCGTAGTAACGGCAAAGCCGTCCATCCTATCGGCGCTTTCTGATGAAAAGCAGGCGCGTGCCGCTGAGCTGAAGCGCCGCATTGCCGACAAGGTCCGCAATCAGACATCAAGTGGTCTCGACCCGGAATACATCACGCTAGGCTCCGAGCTTGTCGCGCTTTATGTTGAGGCGGGCACAAAGCGCTTCGCTGCAATCCTTTCGGACTTTATCGAGGCAACCGGCCTGACACCGCGCGAGGCGCAGGCCCCAATGCGCGCCGCCTACAATTTTCAGCGCGATGAGATGGAGATTGCTGGGCAAGACATTGACGGTATGGACAGTGCCGTCGAAGTCATGGTTGAGGTCCGTCGAGCCATCGCTGATACATCGACACTGGACCCGGTTGCTGATACTGTTTCACCTGCAGACAACGAGACAAACGAGGCCGCAGACAATGACACCGAGAGCAAACCGCTACGCGTCGATCCTCCTGAAACATTGGAAGGACTGGCACCCGACAGCCTACAAGGAAATGAAGGAGGCCGGGACGTTGAACCAGATAGCACAGCAGACCGGCCACTCGATAGCCGACAGCGTACAGAAGATGATGGGGCAGGGGATGCGGGAGGACGAGGCCGAGGAAGTCGTTCGGGACGAGCTGTATCCCGCCCCAGAAAAAAACCAGTAAACGACAGCCAGCCCGCGCTGGACTTCGCCGCGGCGCAGTCCGAACAGATCGCCGACACGTCGCGCCAGAATTTCCGGATCACCAAAGACCTACGCCTTGGTCAGGGTGGCCCAACCGAGAAATTCAACGACAACGTGGCCGCGATCGAAACGCTCAAGCGCATCGAGGCCGAGAACCGGCCCGCGACACCGACCGAGCAAGCCATCCTTGCCCGCTATGTCGGCTGGGGTGGTCTGAAAAACGCTTTCCGCGTTCAGGTCACCGGTGATGTCGCCAAGGGCTGGGAGGACAAGGTTGCCCAGATCGAGGCATTGCTTGAGCCCGAGGAGTTGAAAACCGCGCGCAATTCGACCCGCGCCGCGCATTACACATCCGAGACCATCGTCACCGGCATCTGGAAGCTCGCCGAGCGTTTGGGCTTTGCCGGTGGTGCCGTCCTCGAACCCAGCGCCGGGACAGGCAACTTTCTTGGTCTGATGCCCGACAGCGCACGCGGCAAGTCCAAGGTGATGGCGGTCGAGTATGACAGCATCACCGCCCGGATCGCCAAGCAGCTATATCCGCAGGCCGCCGTCTATCACACCGGGTTCCAGAACGTGCCGCTGCCCGAAGGCCAGTTTTCTCTGGCGATCGGCAACCCACCCTACGGCGACGACAGCCTGTTCTTCCAGCACCTGCCGGAAATGAACCGCAAGTCGATCCACAACCAGTTCTTTGGCGCGTCCCTGCACGCATTGGCCCCTGACGGCCTTCTGACCATGGTTGTCAGCCGCTACCTGATGGATGCACAGGACCGCTCCAACCGGGTGATGATGGCCCGCAAGGGTGAGTTGGTGGGCGCAATCCGTCTGCCGTCCTCCGCCTTCCAGGAGAATGCCCGGACCGAGGTGGTCACGGATATCCTCGCCTTCCGTCGTCACAACGTGCCGCAAGAGGTCGTGGACGCCGCACTGGCGCGCATCGAGGGTGTGAAAGGCCCGGAATTCGACGCCCAATACATCGGCGATGTGGACCGCCTTGAGATCAATTTCCGCACATGGCTGGACGTGTCCAAGTTTGAAGACCCGGCAGGGTCCGGCGAAGTCATGTCGATGAATGACTACTTCCACCAGAACAAGCGCTTGGTCCTGGGCGACATCGCTGCCACCGGCACGATGCGGCGCAAGAACGAGTTGAATGTCACGCTGCCCGCCGCCGACATCGCCCAGCGTCTGGATATCGCCATCAACAGCATCCCGGCAGCAGCACCGCGCGACACCATCGCCACGCGCACCGCAGAGCGGTTTGAAACACTCGCCAAGGCCATGGAAATGGCCGTGCGCGGTGTAGAGCCCGGTTCTGTCACCCTGTCACCAGATGGCAAGCTGATGGCCGCGCTGGAGCAGGTTGACGCCGACGACAACGTGATCCTTGCCGAGGTCGAGATCACCGCCGACACGCCCTATACCAGCGCCTATTTCCTTGGCACCGATGGCAAGTGGCGTCGTGAGACGGACGTCCTCGATGACAAGGGTAAACCCGTCAAGGTGAAGACACCCGAGGGCAAGGTCACAGCCCGAAACGAAAAGCAGATCGAGGTTATCACCAACCCCGACAGCATCGCCGCCGCTGCCAAGTGGGGCGCAAAGCGCGTCGAGCAGCTACGCGACATGCTGCCCATCCGCGATGCCTTCCGCCGTCAGGTCCAGCTTGAAAGCGAGCCGGAGGCCACAAAGGCGCGCGTCGAGGAGAACCGCAAGAAGCTCAAAGCCGCCTATGATGCCTTCAAGAAGGCGCACGGTCCCTTGCACCAACCCCGCGTGCGCGCGATCGCCGATGGCATGCCTGACGGTGGTCTGGTCCTCGCGGTCGAAGACATCGCGTCCAAACCCGGCGCACCGCTCAAGGTTCAGGATGCCGATATCCTGTCCAAGCGCGTCCTCTTGCCCCCGGCGAAGGTCACAAAGGCCGACAGCGTTGCAGACGCGATCTCGATCTCCCTGTCCGAGACGGGCGGCCTCGATATGCAGCGCATGGCCGACCTTCTGGCAACGGATATCCCGGCCATCGAAAAGGCCTTGTCTGCAGGCGAAACCCCGCGTGGGTTCTTCGATCCGGAGCAATCCAAGTGGGTGACGGCTGACGAATACCTGTCCGGTGAGGTCCGCCGCAAGCTTGCCGCCGCAGAGTTGGAAAACCTTGAGGCCAACGTCAAGGCGCTGGAAAAGGTCGCGCCCGAGCCTTGGGGCCCCGCCGAGATCACGCCGTCGATGGGCGCAAACTGGATACCGCCCGAGGTTTACGGCGATTTCCTGCGCCATATCGGGTTCGACAGTGGCCGCGTGCGCTATCAGGCACTGACCAACACCTACTATGTCGAAGCGATGGGCAAGGCTGGGGCCGAATGGTCCACCACCGAAAGCCGCGCATGGTCCACCGACAAGATCATCGAGACGGTGATGAATTCCGGCCCGATCAAGGTCACATACACGATCCGGGACGGTGACAGCGAAAAGACCGTTGTGGACGAGGATGCAACCCGCGAAAGCCAGGAAAAGGCCGAGGAGTTGCAGAACGAGTTTCAGGATTGGGTGTTCACCGAGGACAACCGTCGCGACAAGCTCGTCCAGATCTTCAACAACAAGTACAACACCCGCGTCACCCGCCAGCGGGACGGCTCGCACCTGTCCCTGTCCGGAAAGAACCCGGACATCATCATGCGCCGCCACCAGAACAACGCTATCTGGCGCGGCATCACCGATGACGTCGTCCTCTATGATCACGTCGTCGGCGCAGGCAAGACCTACACCGCGATCGCGCGCATCATGGAGCGCCGCCGCATGGGCCTGACGCGCAAGCCCATGATTGTGGTGCCGAACCACCTGACAGAGCAATGGGGCGCCGACTGGAAGATGCTTTACCCCGGCGCCAAGCTGCTGGTCGCGGGCAAGGCGGATTTCACCAAGGCCAACCGCCGCCGCATGTTCGCCCGGATCGCTGCGGGCGATTATGACGGCGTGATCATCGGTCACAGCCAGATCGGCATGATCTCAATCGACCCCTCTATCGAGATCGGATATCTCGAACAGAAATTGAAAGACGCCATGAAGGCCATCAAGGACGCCGAGGAGCAGGCGCGCGAGGATGGCACCGATCAGGGCTGGCGCAAGCCCGTGGGTGTGGCCGAGGCCGAGCGCATGGCCAACAAGCTGCAGGAGCGCATGGCGAAGGTCCGGGCCAAATCCCGCGACAAGCTGATCACCTTCCAACAGATGGGTGTGGATGATCTCACGATCGACGAGGCGCACGAGTTCAAGAACCTCGCCTATTCGTCGCGCATGACCAACACCGCAGGCATGGGCAACAAGGCCGGGTCGCAGAAGGCGCTTGATCTGCACATGAAGATGCGCGCCATGCACGACGCGGTGAATTCCTCCGCCTTCCTGACAGGCACGCCGATTTCCAACTCCGTCGCGGAAATGTATCTCGTCCTGCGCAATCTCGTGCCGAACCAGATGCGTGAAATGGGGCTCGAAAACTTCGACGCGTGGCGCACCATGTTTGTCACCGCTTCGTCGGAGTGGGAACCGACCGAAGCGGGCGGCCTCAAGGAGGTTGTGCGCTTGGGCCGCGAGTGGACCAACATGCGCACGCTGATGGACCTCTACTATTCGGTGTCGGACGCAGTCACGATCGACGACATCAAGGAAGCGTTTGCCCAGGACAACCAAGGGGCAGCCTTCCCGATCCCGCGCGTGAAGAACGTGAAGGAAGGCGAGACGCGCCGCCTTGTCGCCGTCACGCCCGGTCCGGCCACCGCGTCAATTCTCGACGAGGTTGTTCGCGGTTTCGACAGCCTGCCCAATATCTCCAACCCGAAAGAGCGCAACATCGAGCGGCTCAAGCTGATGGACAAGGCCCGCAAGATCGCCCTCGATCCGCGCGCCGTCGATCCGGCCAACCCCGCCGACCCGGAAGGCGGCAAGATCGCCGCCGTTGTCGGCGAGTTGACCCGCATCCATCGCGAGTGGGACACGGACAAGGGCACGCAGATCGTGTTTCTGGACCGGTCGGTTCCCAAGGCCAACGGCGATGAAGCGATTGTCGCCAAGTACGATGCCGCGATGGACAAGTACATGCAGGCGCAGCAGGACCGGGACGAGGCGAAGATCGCCGCCGCGATCGAGGCGCTGGACGCGTTCGACGCCAATGACATTGCAGCCCGCCGCAACGCGCTGGCAGGAGGCTGGAACGCCTATGACGACATCAAGGCCCGCCTGATCGAGAACGGTATCCCCGCCGAGGAGATCGCTTTTGTGCAGGAAGCCAACAACGACACGCAGAAGGCGCGGTTGTTCGCCCGCGTCAAAGCGGGTGAGGTCCGGATCCTGATCGGCTCCACCCCGCGCATGGGCGCCGGCACAAACGTGCAGGATCGCCTTGTGGCGCTTCACCACGTCGATGTGACATGGAAGCCGTCTGACATCGAGCAGCGCGAGGGGCGCATCATCCGCCAGGGCAACCAGCTTCTGGACAATTACGGCATGGAAGAATTCGGGGTGGAGGTCATCGCCTACGCCACCGAACGCACCGTCGATGCCAAGATGTGGGACTTGAACGGCCAGAAGCTGAAAGCGATCAACGGCATCCGCAAATATGACGGCTCGTTCTCCATGGAGTTTGAAGACGCCGACAGCGCATCCATGGCGGAAATGGCCGCCCTCGCCACCGGCAACACCCTGATGGTGGACCGGATCAAGCTGGAAGGCGCGCGCAAGAAGCTCATGGGCAAGCAGCGCACGTTCAACAAGCGCCGCAATGCCATGCGCGCCGAGTTGCAGCAGGCCCGCCGTGCCGTCGCCGAATTGCCCGGTGAGATCGCGCGGAGCAAACGGCTCCTGCCCGAGGTCGAAAAGCAACTTGATGCGGTCAAGGCCAACACTGACGCCCGTTCGATCGTCATCGACGGCACCACCTACCAGACTGCGGACGAGGCAGAGGCCGCACTGACGGCGATCATCGAGGTGCAGCAGGGAGACACCAAGAAGCGCTGGAAGGCCAAGATTGGAGATCTGGACGTCACCACCCGTGACGACGCATCCAAGCTGATCCGCAAAGCCTTCGGAACACGGGGCTTCACGTCCACCATCGCCGGTGTGGAACATATCGACATTCAGGACGCGGCCCGCGCCCTGCACGATGCCTATACCAAGGCGAAGACGGAGCAAGCCGATCTCGACACAAAGACTTTCAGCGATGCCGAGATCAACGGCTTCCCGGTCGATCTCGTTGTGGCGCCGGGATATGGCGGCACCGGCACGCAACTAGAGGTCGCCCTCATGTTCGATGGCGAGCCTGCGTTCACGGGATACCGATACGACAAGGACGGCAAGTTTAGCGTCAACATGATGCGGGCCATTCTCGACGATCTCGTTGTGATGGCAGACCCCATGCGGGTGGAGCGCCGCATCCGGTCCAAAGAGAGGGGCCTTGAGGACGCATCCAAACGCATCACAGACTTGGAGCGCGAGGTTACACGCGATTTTCCGGCCGCAGCCGAATTGCAGGGTGTGACGGAGCAGCTTGATGCCGTGATCGCCGCGCTGGGCGCAGGAGGCAGCAAGGACGATGCCAAGGCGTCTTACGGCCAGCCCGCGTCTCGGCCCGTCGTCGCCACCCTCACCGGGCAGGAATTGCCCTCTGCCGATGGCATGCGCGCGCTGCGCACCGCCGCCATTGCATGGTATCGCCAGACCTTGAGCGGCAAGGCTGTCTACAGCGCCGCGCTGGGCGCGGATGTGCAGTTCAGCCGCCGCGGGGCGAACAAGAGCGTGAATGCCAAGGGTGAAGACCTGCTCCGCATCATTCCGGCCCTGCGCGAGATCATCGCCAACGGCCAGCTTGTGCGCAGCGAGACGTCGCGCAAGCCCGTGTCCGATGGATTGGGAACCATTCACACCATCGCCGCACGCGTCATGCTGAACGGCAAGCCCAAGGATGTGGTCGTGACCGTCCGTGAAGGCGCCGGACGGCGCTTTCACTACGATCTTTCGCGGGATATGAGTGGCGGTGCCCGGTTCCGGATCAATGATCGGGTTCCGGCGCAGTTGCAGACAGCGAGCATGGAGGCTGACACCGCCACGCTCAACATAAGCATTGATAATCCGGAGGTCAATTTCGCAGATGCCGCAGCTGCAATGCAGCAGGCACTGTCCGAAGCCAACATTGCAGGCAAGGTCACGCCCGAGATCATTCAGGGCCTGACCGTCGCCGGTCGCGCCGCCCAGGGCCGCTATGTCGCGGGCCGTATCGCGATCGACCCGGACAGCCCGGACCTGATCGGCACTGCGCGCCACGAAGTTGTCCACGCCCTGCGCGATCCCGAATTGTGGGGCAAGCCCTACGGTCTGTTCTCCAAAGAGGAATGGCAGACCATGGTGCGCGCCGCACAGCGCGACCGGGCGCTGATGAACCGCATCAAGCAGACCTATGCGGGCCAGAGCGCGCGCATCCAGACCGAGGAAGCAGTCGCCGAACGCTATCGCCGCTGGGTAGGGTCGCAAGATGCAACCGGCCCCCTGCAGCGCGCGTTCCAGCGCCTGCGGGAAGCGCTGGAAGCCGTTGCCAACGGTCTGGCCGGGGCAGGGTTCCAATCCGAGGCATCCGTGTTCCGGGCCGTCGCCAATGGCGATGTGGGCCTGCGGGGCGAAGACATCACGCCGGGTACAGGATCGCAGGATCCCCGCGCGCTTATCCCGTTTTCTAATCGCTCCCCTTTTGTGACAGCTACCGGGCGGAAGCGTGGCCTGAAAGAATTGACCGGATCATTGCTCAATCGAGCCATGATCGGAGGCTCTGAGGGGCAGAACAGCATGTTGGCGCTTGTGCCAATGCGCGGTCTACTTGCCGAACTTGCAAGGCCCCTTCCGGGCGCACAGCGATATCTCTCCTATAAAGAGAAGATGGATGCCATGCGGAACGACCTGCACAACGAGATGGATAAGGTGGCTAAGGAGTGGCAACGCCTAATCGCGCGCAACTACTTCAAGCGCGTCTCCCAAAAGGGCCGTGACGCCTACAAAAAAGACACTGACGCCAACAAGGCGATGATGGACCTGATGCACGAGACAACGATCAAGCAGATCGACCCGTCCCAGCGTTTCGTCGGCACCGCCGTGCCGCGTGACTATGACTTGGCCCAGAAGTACCGCGGCACCAAGACCGGTGACAGCGCCATGGAGAGGATCCGGGAAGACCAGCGCCGCCGCGAGCTTTATCGTGATCTCAAGGCCCGGTACGATGCCCTGCCGCCCGAGTTCCAGGCGATGTATCGCACCATCCGCGATGAATACACCAAGATGGCCAACAAGTTCGAGAAGGCGATCCTCGACAACGCACAGAAGGCGATGGATGTGGGTATCCGCCGCGCCGAGCGCGCCTATACCAAGCGCATGCAGGACATCGCCGACGAAGGTTTGAAGGGCAAGGCGCGCCGCGAGGCCATCGCCGAGGCGCGGCAGGAGTTGGAGAACGCCAAGGCATCCAACCGCTTTGCCGCACAGGCCCGTCTTGCATCGCTGCGCGCCACATTCGAGAGCAACCGCCTGCAGGGGCCGTATTTCCCGCTCGCGCGCTTCGGCAAGCTGTTCGTCACCGTTCGCGATGACCTGGGCGCTGTGATCAGCTTCTCGCGCTTCGAGCGCCAGTACGGCTCAAAGGACGACATGGGCCAGATGGACTTTGCCGACCAGATGCGCGCGGCAGGCTACAGCGTCGAGGTCGGCACCATGGCCGAGTTCGATGCGAGCAAGGTGGTCGACCCGTCTTTCGTCGCCGACATCGAGGAGTTGATGGGCGAGATCGGCGCATCGCCGCAAGTGATGGACGAAATCTGGCAGCGCTGGCTGCACTCCCTGCCGGACATGTCGGTGCGCACCAACCGCATTCACCGCAAGGGCACGCCGGGATTTGCCGCCGATGCCTTCCGCGCCTTCGGCTACAACATGAACCACGGCGCGCACCAGCTTGCCCGCCTGACCTATGGCATCGACCTGCAGCACGCGCTGGAGGACGCGCGTGATGATGCGCGGGCCGATCCGGATCCTGTCCGGGCCGGTCTGATCGTCAACGAGATGCAGAAGCGGCACCAGCATGTCATGAACCCGACCAGTGCTACATGGTCCTACAACCTCACGACGCTGGCCTTCGTCTGGTATCTGTCGGTCACACCCGCCGCCGCGATCTCGAACATCACGCAGACCACCGTCGTGGGTATTCCGATCCTCGCTGCCGACTATGGCAAGGGCGGCATCAAGCGCGCCTCTGCGGAGATCACCCGCGCCATGGGTGATTTTGCCACCGGCAAGGGTCACGCGACCGAAAGCAGCCGTCTCACCGCCGAGGAAAAGACGGCCATGGAGGAAGCCTATCGCCGCGGCATCGTGGACAAGAGCCAAGCGCATGATCTGACAGGTGTGGGGGAGACCGGCGCGGAATACAGCCGCGTGCGCACCGCCGTCATGGAAAAGATCGCATGGTTCTTCCATCATGCCGAGCGCATGAACCGCGAGGTCACGTTCCTTGCAGCCTACCGCTTGGCCCTTGAGAAAGGGCTTGGGCAGGAACAGGCCATCGCCAAGGCGGGCGATCTGACATGGCGCTCGCATTTCGACTATCAGGCATCCAGCCGCCCGCGCATCATGCAGGACGACTGGTTGCGCGTGGCGTTGGTCTTCAAAAACTTCCAGACCAACATGCTGTGGCGCCTGTTCCGGGACATTCACCAGAGTGTCGAGGGCCGGTCCCCGGAGCTGCGCGAGGAAGCCCGCCGCCAGCTGGTCGGCATCACCGCCTCGATGTTCCTGCATGCGGGCTTCAAGGGTGTCTGGGGCTATGCGTTGCTCAAGACGCTGTTGGGCATGTTCCTGCCCGGTGACGGCGAGGAGATCGAGGAGGAAATGGAGCAGGCGCTGTTGGCCGTGCTGCCGAACGACATGGTTGCCGCCTTCCTGCACGGGGTTCCCGGCACGCTCATGGGCATCGACGTCACCAGCCGATGGGGTATGCCGGAATTGTGGTTCCGCGCGCCCAGCCGCGACATGGAAGGCTCCAGCGAGTACCAGTATTGGGTCGGCGAGTTGATCGGCGCCGTTCCCGGCATCGCCGGAGGGTTCTTCCGGGGTGCGCAGTCGATGAAGGATGGCGAGTATTGGAAGGGCTTTGAGAACGCGGTGCCCAAGTGGATGCGCGATATCTCCAAGTCCTTCCGCTATGGCTCCGAGGGGGCCACGACCTACAACGGCAGCGTCATCATCGACGATTTCAGCATGGGCGAGTTGATCTCGCAGTTCTCCGGCTTCACTCCGGCGCGGCTGGCGCGGCAATACGAGTTGAACGCCCGAGACAAGAACGCCGAGCAGCGCATCATCAAGGCGCGGGGCCGGACGTTGCGTGATGTCCGCAAGGAGGTGCGCACCGGCAACGGCATATCGCCCGCCACCCAGCGCCGGATCGCCGAGTTCAATCAGGAGTATCCGTTCTACGCGATCACGGTCGACACGATCATGCGCTCGATCAAGTCCGGCGAGAGGTCGTCCCAGAACACCAGAGGCGGGGTCTACATCAACCCGAAGCTGGCGCCCTATATAGACGCCCGTCGCCCGGTCGACCTCTACGACTGACACCCTTCCGAATTGACACGCGCCGTGCTATAAAGCGCGTGTCACGCATGACGCGCTGTCGCCACCTTTACCACTGGTAGGAGATATCGCCATGCCCACAATTGCAGACCGTGTTTACGACAACGGGCTGACCGTCCTCGACACCGAGGCCAACGCCATCCACATTTGTTCCTCGGAGCCAGCAACCTTTGCTGCTGCAACCACAACGGCAAGCCTGGGCAACTCCACCAGTGTCAGCTTCGGCGCGCCGCAGGACAACACGGGCGCAGGCGGGGGCCGCGAGGTCGTCATGGCTGCCATCACGGACGGCAGTATTACCGCGAGCGGCACCGCCACGCATTTTGCGGTTGTCGATACAGTCAACTCCCGGCTTCTGGTCACCGGTGCCTTGACGCCTTCTCAGGCCGTCACGGGCGGCAACAACTTTTCGCTCGGGGCAATCACTGTCGGCCTGCCGGACCCGGCATAAGGGGTAAATCATGGCAAAGCTTGTCAACCGCGCCAAGGTTGCTACGGCAACGACTGGCACAGGGACTGTCACACTTGGTTCTGCCGAAACCGGCTACCAATCCTTTGCTGACGCGGGCGTAGTTGACGGTGATGTGGTGCGCTACGTCATCGAAGACGGTTCGGCCTGGGAGATCGGCACAGGAACGTACACTGCTGCCGGAAATACTCTGACACGCACAGTCACGGAGAGCAGTAACGCCAATGCAGCGATCAGCCTGTCCGGTGCAGCGATCGTGTTCGTCAGTGCAACACCAGCAGATATTGCCACCGCCGCCCAAGGTGCCACCGCAGACGCGGCACTGCCTCGCTCTGGCGGTGTTATGACAGGCAACATCACGCTCGATGAGGTCACGGAGAAAGTCAACGAGATTACCGGCACGGTGATCGAACCCGCAAACGGTACGGTGCAGTGGAAGCACCTCCTTGCAAATGTGGCGTTCACAGAGAGCTTTACGAGCGGACAGAGTGTGCTGCTTCGGCTGAGTAATACGGTCACTTATGCCGTCACATGGCCCACAATAACGTGGGTGAACGGCTCTGCACCGGACCTGACTACGGGCGGGGTACACGCCCTCGTGCTCTGGAAAGAAGGCTCTACGCTCTACGGCCATTATCTGGGGACTGTCTGATGCTGGTATCCAGAAAACTTCTGATGGGTGGGGGTGCCACCGGGATCGAGTTTGTAGCGGCGTCCGAGGCTCAAATTACCAGCTCAACTTCCCTTGTAATTAACAAGCCCGCAGGAGTTGTAGAGGGCGACATCATGGTTGCCTTTCTGACGATAAATTCAAGAAAAACAATTTCTGCACCTGCGGGTTGGACCACGATTTTGCCTCATTCGGGAAATGAAGGGGAGCCTATGGTCGCATACAAAGTAGCGGGGTCTAGTGAGGGTGCTTCTTACTCATTTCCGAGCGGATTAGGCAACCTGACGGGTTCGATAGTCGCGTACAGAAACACGATCTACGACACAGTTGGGTTGGAGGCTACGGCAAGCGGCGGTGTGATTACAGCGCCAAGCATCACAGTGGCGGCGGCTGACTCCGTTTTGCTTGCCTGCTTCTCTGCAAGTTCAGGAACATTTTCGTCTCCCACTTCCGGTCTCACGGAAGTGATTTCTGACCAAGACGCAACCAATCCGAACATCATTGTTTACTCGGAAGAGGGCATCGCCGCAGGAGCAACAGGCGACAAATCCGTCACGAACGGCTCAACGAAAGCGGGCGGCGTTCTCTTAGCATTGGGACCAGCATAACATGACATACGCAGAAAAAATCGACGGCACTTGGATCGTCAAAACACCTCGTCAGTTCATGACCGAGCGGAATGCCAGCATCCCTGCCGCGCAACTTGCAGACCACGGCCTGCATGAAGTTACGACAGACCCAAGACCCACGGGCAAATATGTCTTCGGACCCATCGTGGACCGTGACGGCCTTCCCGTTCGCACTTGGGTGCAGCAGCCTCTGACCTCCGAAGACGTAAACAGGGAGCGCGACCGTCGTCTCCTCGCGGGTGTCACGGTCACGGTCACGGGCTACGGCGACATCCCCATGCAGGGTCGTCCGCAAGACCAGATCAACACTCTGGCTCTCAAGGACACGGCACGAGACCTGCAAGCCGCGAACGTCAAGGCCCCGGTCATCCCGTTCAGGGACGCCCTTAACGTGCTGCACATGCTGACCCCTACCCAGGTCATCGAGCTCGCCAACGCTGGCAAAGCCGCCGCCTCTGCCATCTACCAGACCGCATGGGCGATGAAAGACGGAGCTGCTCCGTTTGAGGCAGGTATCCCTGACAACTTCGACAATGATATTCATTGGACTTAAAGGATCACACCAATGCTAAAATACGCACTTATTGTCATGCTGTCTGCCACTGCTGCACTGTCTCAGCCGCTCAACTGCCCCGGTAATAGCTGCAAACCAAATGAGCCAACAGCAGGTGTGACAGGGGTTTCCTCCATGTCGGTTCTCAACACTCAGACAAACAATGCCCCAGTTCGGTCTGTGACGCGAAACATCACCATCCAAAACTTTGCGGCATCTAACCGACTGTCTGGCAACGTGATCTCCTCGATCGCGGTTGGCAACAGCGCCATTTCCATCGTGGCTCGGTAAAGTCACATGCTGGGCTTTGGGCCGATAGCATCAGCGCCATTGGCGGATGACGGAAGCCGGACCGTTCGGATCGGCTCTGTCACCGTGCGCGCGGCTGCCGCATCGGTTTCAGCGCCTGCCTTCGGGCAGACACATGGGCTGACCGGGCAGGACGTGCGCGGCGCGGCCGCATTGGTCGAGGCCGCTTCCATCGCTCAAGCGCATGGACTGACCGGAAGCAGTGTCGTGAGCGACATGGCGACGGTCAACACGCCCGCGCTTACCCAAGCCCACACATTTGGTGCAGTGGTTGCCCGTGCTTCTGCGGCTGTAGTGTCCGTCCCCACCATTGCAACGGGGCAAAGCTTGGGCGCTGCGACGGTGCGCGCGGCCCCCGCCTTGGCTTCAACATCGAGCTTTGCTCAACTGCACAATCTACCGGGTGCGGATGTCAAAAGCGCGCCAACCGTATCGCATTCATCTCTCACGCAGCGTCACCAACTAATCGGCCAGCCGGTGCGCGCGGGCGCGGCGTCCGTCGATGAAGCCACGTTTGCACAAGCGCACCAGCTACCCGGCGCAAATGTCCGGGCAGGTAACGCCACGATCAGCGCCCCACCGATCAACACTGTGATCAGCTTGGCGGCACCAGAAGTTCGCGCGGCGCCCGCGACCGTCAAACAGCCGATCGTCAAGCAGATACTCGTCTTTAACTCTATCACCGTCTTTGGAGCGGTCGCGCGTGTATCAATCCCCGCTTTTGTCGCAAACCCGTCAAAAGCGAGACCCGCGCGACCCGGCTCGACGTCAACTGTTGCGCTTCGTTCGACAGTCGGATCATCGGTAGTCTTGCGCGCGACCGTCAACGCGACCTTCAACCTGCGATCTTCTGTTTCATCCACCGTGATCATTCGTACCGTTGATCGCGGGATATCTTCGTCATTCCCCATCAGCGAGGTTGCGTAATGCCGATCATTGACAAATTTCCCATGAAGCAGAACGACACCGGCCCCGCCTTGGCGGTAACGCTGATCGACATCGACCCCTTTGGGGGTGAGGCGGTAGTCGATCTGAAGTCCGGATCAACGGTTGTCTTCAACATGCGCCTTCGTGGATCGCAGGTAAAAAAGGTGGATCGTGCCGCCAGCGTCATCACCAATTCAGCGCTGGGGGAGGTCGAGTACCGCTGGAGCGCAAGCGACACGGACACACCAGGCCGTTACGAAGGCGAATTCGAGGTCACTTTCGCGGATGGCGCTGTCCTCACATATCCGAGAGAGGGATACATCCCGATCCCTATCGGTGATGACATCGGCTAGATCGCCCGTCTAATTCGTGGTATGATGACCACAACATGTTGCGCATGACGCGCCGCACTCCACAACAATGGACAGCGACACGTCATGCCAACCACCTTCGCCACATATATTGGGACAGGATCAGGCTTCGACCGCCTGACGCGCTGGGCGAGCCGGAAAAATGGCGATCTTCCAAAGTGCAGCCACATCGAGTTGCTCGACGCGCCGTTCCCCACCGCATCCGCCTGGTGCCTGTCCGCGTCAAAGCGCGACGGCTTCAAGGTTCGCGAGACCTACATAAAATTCAAGCCGCACCATTGGCGCTTCTGGACCTTTGAGGACATGGATAACGCGCGCGCATGGCGCTGCGCAGCCGCATTCCTTGGCCAGCCATACGACCTTTGGGGCGCCGTGTTGTCCGTCACGCCCTTTGCGCACTCCGGGTCTGCCAAGATCTTCTGCAGCGAGTTGATGGGCATCGTGTGCCACATGCCGAACGCCCACACGCTGACACCCTCGGATTGGGAACACGAAGCGATCCGCCGCGGCGCGAAAATGACAACTCTGCCACAGGCAGACAATAGCCACCTACGCACGAAAAATCGGCCATGACAAAACCGCAGATCACATCCCAAATCAGCTTGGGAAACATCATTCAGATAGCTTTGATCTTGGTAGGCGCAGCGGGCGCATACTGGACGATTGAACATCGCACGGAGACAACCCGTCTAGGGATGGAAAGAAATGCCGAGGTTTTGGTCCAGTACGAATTGCGGCTCCGAACGCTCGAAAACAAAGACGCGGCTGACAGCGAGCAGTTGAGAACTCTTCACCGTGACATCACCGAACTCAAGCAAGGCCAGCGAGAAACCAACGCACTGTTGCGCCAGCTCATTCAGCGCGGGCCAGTCGAACAGTAGCCCCCAAGCGCCACGATTGCCGAGGAGGCAACATGAACACGCGAGACATTCAGAAGGCCCTGAAACAGCAAGGTTTCAACCCCGGCTCAATCGACGGCATATGGGGGCCACAAACAGCCGGCGCCCTGCGCGATTTCCAAGCCGAGCGCGGCATGCGCGCCACCGGCATCGTCAACACACACACCCTGTCCGCGCTGGGCTTCCCTGCCGATCCCGATCTGTACTCCAAGGACGTCATGGCCCCGTGGATGGCCGAAGCGCGCCGCCGCAAGGGGCTGCACGAGCAGCGCGACCGCAAGACGCTGTGGGACTGGCTCCGCTCCGATGGGGCAACGGTCGGCGATCCGGCGCGCACGCCGTGGTGTGGAGACTTTGTCGAGACGTGCATCGCGCTTACCCTGCCGTCCGAGCCGATCCCGGCAAATCCCTATCTCGCGGCCAACTGGACCAAGTTCGGCGTTGCAGCTGATCGTGGCCGCTACGGTGCCATCCTCGTCTTCTGGCGCGGCAGTCCGCAAAGCTGGAAGGGCCATGTCGGGTTCTATTGGGGCGAGGACAGCACCCACTATCATGTGCTGGGCGGCAATCAGGGCAACTCCGTCAACGTGGCGCGCATCGAGAAGCGACGGCTGCGCGCGGGCGGCATCCGCTGGCCCAGCACCGTGAAGGCGCTGACGCAGCCTGTCCTGCTCTCTGCCGCTGGTGTTCCCGTCTCCAGCAACGAGGCGTGACATGGAGATCCTGGGGCGCAAGATATTCAAACTGCCGGATGGCCGGATCGGCTTCAACTGTCCTGCCTGCCTTGTGCCGCATGTGGTGCCGCTCAAGAACGGCCCAGGTCGGAATTGGGGCTACAACGGCAACCCGGACGCGCCCACACTGACGCCCTGCATCGTCTGGGAGCATGGAGACAGCTACTGTCACTGCTCCGTCTCGGATGGCGAGATCACGTTCTTCTCCGACAGCTATCATCACCTGTCCGGCGAAACGCTCGATCTGCCCGATGTGACCGCTGCCCTGATCCCGGAGGCAGACTGATGCTGCGGCTTTTTGTTCGCCACGTACTCGGAGGCCGGAGCGGCAAGCGGGAGGCTGCCTGGTTCATGTTTATCGTGGTGACGGGCATGGTCGCGTTCGTGGTGTTCGCGGAATACCGCGGGGTTGCCATGCCCATTTCTCAGGCCATCTTGATCGTCGTCTGGCCAACGACCGCACTTCTGGTCGGCGCGGCCCATGGGATCGAGCATTATGGCGGCTCTGATCTCCTGTCCAAGGGCAAAATCACGATCGACAGCGGTGGCGCACCGGATTTCCCGACAGAGGACAACCACCGTGTTGGCTAAGTGGGTCTCCCTGCTCTCGAACCGGGTGGTGCAGATCATCGTCGTCGCGCTGGTCTGTTCCGCCTTGTCGTTTCATCAGGCGTGGGTCTGGCGCGGCCAGATCAAGGACGCAGAGGCCGCCGCAGCCACCGCAGCACTAAACAACCGCCTGAGCCTTGCACAGGCCGAGGCGCGGCGCGCGGCGCAGCTGGTCATGGCGCAGTCCGAAGCCTACGCCCTCTCATTGCAGGAGATCGAAGATGAAGCACGTTCGGACCCTGATGCTGGTCGCATCGCTCTGCCTCGTGACAGCGTGCGCCGGGTATTTTCCATCGGCGAATGAGATTGACCTCGACCCGCCCGACGCAGCACTCACCGAACCATGCCCGCCGCTGACAAAAGACCCCGGTCGCGCATTGACGCAGGCCGAGGTCACTATCTTCTGGTCAAGGGATCGCGCCGCCGCAGCTTTGTGCAGGCAGAAGCACGAAGGCCTTGTTCAGTGGGCCGGGGGCGTCACCGCCGCCGTGGAACAGGAATGATCGGTTCAGGACCGGCCTTCATGATCCTGTCGATGCCTTCCTGTGAGTGTCTAGCGTATTCATCCACCTCCTTGACGATGATCGCCTTCGGCAGCACGGCGCAGCCATTTAGCCACGGCACGACATGGATGGGCGTGCCTCGGAATTCCGCGTCCATACCGCGGCGACCTTCAACGTGAAATCTCCATCGCGCCATCGGCAACTCCAACATGGCGAAGTGCGCCTCGTACCAGCGGCAATACTCGCGGAAGGTCTGGCCGCCCATGACGATGCAGAATTCATCAGGGCGCTGCGCATATTCCAAGATCACGCGCCGGATATCGTCCATCATCGCGGCTGTAACCTGTTGCGCCTCACCCTCAGTGTAGGTCGCGACCTCCTCCTTATAAAGGAATTGGTCCAGCGCCCGCAGCCGTGTGAGGGTCTTCCAGCACCAGTCGGCCACCCAGCGCCGCCAACGCCACCCTGGAACCCTCACCCGCTTCTTGTACCCCTCCGGAGTGTAGCTGCGCATTTCGCGGCTCACTTGTGCGATCCGGAGGTAGCCGGTTTCCTCGATCGGTCTCATTCGCTGCCCTCCCGGCCAATCGTTGGGTCTGGAATGCGACCGTCTGCGGCTTCTTCCGCCCAATATTCCAGCACACCCGCGTCGGATGCATCGGGGATGTCCAAAAGGTTGATCCCGCGCATAAAGCCGTTTTCATTTGTGTAGGTTGCCACGCCGGTTTCTCCGAAAAGATAGTGGACGCGGATCAGGTGAGGGTTCCGGACGAAGAATTCGCGGAAGTGATCAACACGAGCTTGGCGCGCCTGCCGTTGTTCTTGTGCCAGTGCGTTGGCTTCGCGGGCTTCATTGGCCCTGATCCCGAGGACGATCTCAAGATATGTTTCGCCGAGAAGCTCAACATAGGCATCACCGAATAAGTCGCACGCCTCGTCGTGGCATTTTGCGCATATCGCGTCTGCAAGCTCTGGATCGCTATCTGCAAGAACGTGGCGCAGCATCACGGTCACATCAATCCAAGCGCGCATTTCGGCCAGCAGTTCCCCGCTAACATCGTCGTCATCGGCGGGCATGACATGCTCGTAAAGCTTCACAAACACGCGGTTGTGCATCACCGACAGTTCGCCGTCGATATTCAGGATCCAGTTACCAAAGGCGACGACGGTCGTGAGAGGGCCTTCCTGCAAGAGCAATTCATCCGTCCCGTCGCTGTGCGGCCAATTTCCCGGCCAAAGCGCCCCGACCTCGCCATGTTCCTTCTGCCATGCCTCATGAAGCCATGCTGGCCAGTTGCTGTTGTCCAGCCGCGCCGCGCGTGTCAGCTGGAACGCCTCGATCTCCTGCGGAATTCTTCTGAATTTCATAGTGCTGCCCCTTTCTCCAATACCTGACGCGCCAGTTCCTTGATCCGGCTGTCGTCGCTCTGTTGTTGTTCGATGCCCGAGAACGGATCGACGATCCCCCGGCTCTGGCTGGCCTTGAGGCCCAGCACGCCCATGATCACGGGATCGCTGCCGCCGCTGGTGTGCAAGTAGTGTGCTGTGACCTCGGCTCTCTGCCCTGGACGACGCAGGCGCCCTGCAACCTGCTTGTGAACCTGTGGGGACCAGTCAAATTCACCGAAGACCACATCGCTGCAGTAATCCTGCAGCCCGTCGAGGCCCGCGCCGGAGCGCAGCGAGATCATCATCACCCGGCTGTCGCCCTTGGTGAAGGCATCCACGCTGCGCCGCTTGCCTGCCGCGCTCTCCGTCCCGGTGTAGAGGACAGGCTTGTGCCGCTCCAGCGCGCGGCCCCATATGTCATAGACATCCCTGTGCCACCCGGCGAGAAGCACACGCGGGCGCTCCTGCAGCAGCATGTCGACATAGGCCGCAACACCGCGGGCCTTCGCCACGCCCGTGCGCATGCGCATCCGAAGGTCCAACTCGCGCGCCGCCTTGCCCCGCTCAGTGAATGAACCACTCAGAACGGTCTGCGCCAGCGTTCGCGTCAGATCATCAAGCGCGCCAACGTCGTCTTCATCCCAAGGAACCTCAAGCACCACCCGGTTCAGCGCCGGGATCTGGGTGTTGACCTCCTCGTCATGCTCAGTGCGCCGCAGGAAGAACCCGGCATCGCGCAGGAAAGCCCCCAGCGCCTGTGGGTTCTTCACCCGCTTGCCATCCGGGCACCACTCGCGATCAAACTCGTGCTTGCGCCCCAGCAGGTCGCGATGCACGTACTGCATGACGTTGAATATCTCGTTGCCGTAATTGTAGATCGGCGTGGCGGTCAGCCCCATCGAGACATCAGCCGCCGCCACCATATGCTCTGCCGTCTGGCCCTTCTGGCTGCCAGTCCCGTGCCGCAACTCCTGTATTTCGTCAAAGATCACCGTCTTGCACACACCGCGCGCCAGCACGTCGTTCCAGCCAACGATATTCGAGTATTTCCAGACATAGATATCCGCGCTGGGCAGATCGTAGGGCTTGGTCCCCTTGATGATATGCGTCCGCAGATGGGTGAATTCCTCCGCACGGTCTGCCCATTGCTGCGCCAGATGCGTCTGGACCACCACCGCGGCAGGCTTCGGGCCTTCCACGATCGCAGCCAGCGCCGAGATCGTCTTGCCCAGCCCGAGATCATCGCCCAGCAGCAGCGATGGATTGTTGATCGCCAGCCGCGCCGCCTGCACTTGATAGGGGTAGGGCGCGCGGTTTTCCTTCCACCCGGTCAACTTCCCCGGCGTCCATGACGGCGCAAGAAGCCGCTCGCGCTCTGCCGCCTTCGTCGTCACCCGTGCAATGCCTTCCTGCAGCATCTGCCCTTCGACGTGCTGGAGCGGGTAGCGCAGCATGAACCAGTGGAGATCGACGCGGATCAGGTCAGTATCGGCCAGAACGATGTCGACGTCGGTCTTCCTGACGCGGTCGAACAGCCGCTTGAACGCCACCGACACATGAGGCTCAAGATCGGAGATCAGCCACCCACCCGCACCGCTGCCCTTGGGCGGCAGGTATTGCAGCCGCCCGTAGGTTTTCGCCGCCGTCATAGTGAACACATCCCGGCATGCACCACGTAGACCGGCTTGCCATTGATGTGCGTTGGAAGCCCAACAGCCGTGTTGGTCAGCAGTATGATCGAGGTGATTTCATCGCTCTCGGTGTAGCGCTCGATCTGACGGTATATCTGGCGCGCGGCGCAACTCAGCTTGACCTCGATGCCGATCTTCTGGTCCGGCAGGTAGAAGTCGATCCTGTCGTGTTCGGTCAACGACACCTCCTGCCGGTGTGCAATCCCCGCCAGGGTGAACGCATGCGCCAGACCGCGGTGCATCGCGGCCTCGGTGGACAGATCGTATTGCCAGCCCATCAGAACCTTGATCACAGGCTCCACGCTCATGCGCTCATATCCCAACCGACCTTGACCGCGTGAATGATGTTGGCGTGCGCCACCCGGAACCCGGCCGCATTCCGATGCCCGCCGCCGCCCATGATCTTGGCGATCGCAGACACGTCCTCGCGTTCGTCCCGGCTGCGCAGGGAGTAGGTCACGCCATTGAAACTCAGGACCGCCGCCGCCGCGAACGGCGCGTCCGGATATCGGTCGAGCAATTGATGGCAGACGTCCGAGATAAAGTTGTACGGGCAGCACTTGACCACCGGCACGCCGTTGAAGCCCTGAAAATGCTCCGGCTTCGCCGTCTCGCAGATTGCGTCGATCTGCATCTGGTGATAGCGCTGGATCGCCACGGCCCGATCAAGGATCACGCCCGGACTGTGTTCAATTTCTATTGCCAGCCGGTTCCACACGTCGAAGTCTCGCGGCAGCGACCGAATGTAGAGGCTGATCAGCTTCGTGTCGCTGCGCTCGAACCGCCACAGGTCACGATCCTGGACGATCTGCACGAGGTGAGGGGCGGGCTTGCCCGGAAAGGCAAAGTCCCAAGCCATCATCGCGCCGGAGCGATCCATGTCGAATTCGACGAGGGTCAGGACCCACGACCCGACTGATATTGCCAGCGCGTGCATGAATGTGGCCTCGACACTGTCACATGTTGGGCAAACAACCTTGTTCAAACGGCTCAACCGCTCCTCTGCCGTCTTGTGGTGATCCAGCATCAGGATCCGGGCACCAGACAGTGCCGCGCACTGCTCCTCGGTCAGGGAGAAGTCCACAACGAGGATGTCCTTGCCCAACGCGTCGATCGAGGGCAAGTCGCCGCCGTAGTTCATGGCGTGGTATTCGACCCCTTCGGGCCATTTCTGGTGGATCACCCACGCCGCGCAAAATCCGTCGTCGCAGTTGTCGTGGTAGATCACCACATCGGGTTTATAGGTCATTGCTCGTGTTCCTCTAAAACAGGGTCATTTGTTCCGGTGCTTTCCACACCGGGGGTTCCCAAATCCACGCGCCCGAGGCCGTGGGAAGGGCTGAGAGAACGCCACGCATGTGCTGCAGCCAAAGGCACCACTCCGTTTCCGAGCAGGCGCAGCTTGGATGTCCGATCGGCCAGCCCATCAACCAAGCGACGAAATTCGGGTTCAGCCTCCGCTTCCCACCACTCGCGGCCATCCGCTTCCAGGTCGCGCGCCCATCCATGTGTGGAGATCACGAGCCGACGCAGCCGGCGCCATGTCTGGCGCGGATCGGAGGACGGAAGCCCATGCGGCGCTGTCTCCGGGTCCGGGCGGGAAAAGAGAAACGCCACCGCGTTCGGCAATTGCTCGTCCTTGCCCACCCCACCGCGCTCCGCAAACGGCGCGCTGTTCTCGCCCTTGTGATCCCGCGCCGCCGGTGTCGGCCAGTTGGTCGCATCCCGCGCCAGACAGGCGTTCCCCGCCTTGGCTGTCGGAACCTGCCCGCTGCCCCGCTGGGTCACGTCGTGCGCCTGCGGCGCGGTCCAGAGTGCCGTTGCCTGCGCTGCCAGCCCGATCCCAAAGCCGTTGCCGTTCTGGCCCTTGGCCTTCTCCTTCTGGCGCTGGTCCTCGATCGCTTCCGCCGTCCAGCCCTCGCGCGTCTGCATCGGCGCTGGTGTGGCCCAGAGCGTCGATGCCTGACCTTCCAGCGTCGGTCGCTCGTGATCCGGGTTTCCCCGGTCCCGTGTATATTCGCCCGCAGTGGTCTTCGGCGTTTGCCAGATCGAGGTCGCCGCCGTCCGCGTGTCCGCCACGCCCCGGCTGTGCCGCATCCCCGCGCTCTCGCTGTCCTCCGCTCGCGCGGTAGGCCACGCAGAACCACCGTAGCCTTTCTTGCGGCGCGCCGATTTCTTCCGCTGAGAATAGGCCAACCGCAGGCGTGAAGCCCATTTGTCGTAGGGTTCGCAACACGGTCTCACCACCAAGGCTGACGTGTCCTGCGACGTTCTCAAGGAAGATCCAGTTGAGCCCGTCGCCGAGTTCTTCGGCAACGCGGGCGACATGGGGGAACAAGTGTCGTTCGTCATCCTCACCCTTGCGCTGGCCCGCTGCCGAAAATGGCTGACACGGATAGCCAGCCAGCAGGGTGTCGATGGCCCCGGCAAGCGGTCTGGCGTCAAAGGTTGTGAGGTCGTCCCAGATTGGGGCAGGGGCAAGGTATCCGGCCCGCTGGGCCGCGATGATGACGGACCGGGGGTACTCCTCCCACTCGACAAAGCAGCGAGTGTGGAAGCCGGGTTCGGCAAGCATGAGGCCCATATCCAAGCCAGCGCCGCCTGCGCAGAGGGAGAGGCCGTTTGCGGGACGTGGCACCATGTCATGCCCGCCCCCATGGCGTCAGACCCGAATGGGGATCACATTCGCCTCTTGCCCAGTCACAAATCGTGCCCAGGACTGCATCACCACCCGGCGTTGATCCAACAGGTCGTCCCGCGCATAGGAGCGCACAACCTTGTTGCCAACTACGTGCGAAAGCGCCATTTCCGCCACGTCGAACGAAACCGCCGTGGCCTGCGCCCATGTGCGAAACGAGGTCCGGAAGCCGTGCGGCGTTCCTGCAGCCCCGATCTCGCGCAGGCATTTCTCCACCGCGGCATCCGTGATCGGTTTGCCCTCGCGCATGCCGGGAAAGAGATACTCTTGCTCGAATTCGTGCGCGCGCTGGGCGATCTCGATTGCTGGGTCCGAAAGGGGCACGCGGAAGTCGCTGACCTTGCCCACCATGCCCTTCATGCGCTGGGAGGGAACCGTCCACACATCGCCCTCGATCTCGGACACCATCGCCGCGCGCGCCGGAAAGAGCCTCACAGCCGTCAGGATGCACCACCGGTTGCACCAGCCCGCCGATGTATCGGGTAGGGCGCCGTAGAGCGCCGGGATGTCCTGCCACGCCACATGAGGCGTGTGTTGCACCACATGCTGCACGTAGCCCAAAATCTCTTGCGCGCTGTCCACGATATCCGGGTCCACCGGAAACCGCATGCGCTTGGCCGATTTCAGAACCATGCGCGTGCGCTGGATCGCCTTCTCCGCTGTCGGGTGTTTCTTCCGCCAGATCGGACGCAGCGCATCCGCAATATCGCGCTGCGTCAGCTTCGATCCGGGTTTCCGGCCAAATGCCGGTATCATGTAGAGGTCGAGCGGGCTGCGCCACCGTCCTCGATCGCCCCGGCCCCGCAGATTGTCGCGCTTCGCCTCGAATACCAGATCGACCAGTTCCGCAAATGTCGGGTCTGCCCGATCGCGCTGGGCGATGGCTGCTTCCGTCTCCGCATCCCTGACTGCAATCGGGTCGTCTCCCGCCGCCAGAACTCGCGCCCAGCGGTCGCGCAAGTCCCGCGCATCGGCCAGCGTCACCACCGGCCAGGAACCCAAGCCCATTTCCCGGCGCTTGCCCAGATGGGTGTACCGGAACACCCATTTCCCGGTCTCGGCCTTCTTCACAAGGATCAGGCCACCACCATCGAACAGCTTGCCGTCCTCCGCATTCTTGACCTTGATCGCCGTCAAACGCTTTTCCAC